CCGCAATAATTACCCCCATGAAGTATAGTACTAATGGTGATACATTACGCGCAATCATCAACACGATTGATGCGAAGATTAGGGCAGTGCCTACCAATAGAATTGCTATGCTAATCATGTCCTTATCAATCTAAAGTGCACCCAAACAAATCACAGCAGTATCGTGTAGTCCTGTACGTGCCTTTTCGTTTGTACTCGATCTCAAACCCACGCTTACCTGTTGAATCGCCTCCGCGGGTGCGACACGAATACCGCTGGAGCATCTTGTGCTCATCCGACTCGGGTATAGACTCCGCCCTGCGCATCGCCTTCTCGGCGAACCCAGACTCTCCGCCTTGGTCGGCGTACAAGAGGCCGCACCCGACGCAAACCGCTACGGCGAGCACTATGCCGACAGCTACCACTGCGATTGACTCGCTTCCTCCTCCTCCTCCAGGATTCCATTCGCCCATTTCTAGTTCCTCTGGTGTACATTTGTCGTTGTATGTCATTTTATTTTCCTTGTCCTTCTGATTTGCGGCCGGACCCGTAAGCCGGGCGTGGGTTCCATGTTCGACTACCTTTGCCTGGGAGCTTCTCGATGCATAGACAGCCTTCGCTCCATGTGTACATAGATTTGTCCCCGTTGAGCGCGCAGATGTCTGTGCAGTTGCTGTGCCTGGACTCGCACATGGCGACCATGCTGACGATAATCACTGCGAAAATTACAAATACTCCAAAGTATGAATCAAACATGTCTCTATCCTACTGTCTGTGACCGCTTCTTCTGCGCAGATGCTGTGTCCAAAAACTCAACTCGTATTCAACCTCTTCTAGGGTCAGTCTGTCGGCATCTCTAACCTTTTCTGCATGACGGGATTCTGAAACCTTTTTTACGACCTGGTCTTTCGTCGTTCCAAAATGCAGCCAGGGTCTAGACTCAGACACCATCGTGTCTAGGGTGATATAGTTTTCCTCTAGTCCCATCTCGGCAATCAAGTTGTCATGTTGGATTTTACGTATTACATGACCGCTATGGATTAGACCGCCAGGGTAAAGATCGTTTCCGCACCATAGAATCTGCCCTTCTTTGAAATCATGTCCCATGACAGGCGGCCCTCCCGGGTGCCAGCTTGCTCAGTCGGTCCATCTCATTCAGCCAGGCCACGAACGCAGGGTTGGCCCATTCTGCACCGCCTGCTGCCTGTACCACTTACCCTAGCTCGGTGTATGCGTCGCCCCATTCGGCAAGAAGGCAACGCAACCGCCCCACCTCCTCCAACAACTTCGGCACGTCGGTGCGGGCGTGGGCGATGAAGGTGGCGTCGGCCACTGAGTACATCTGATACTCCTCGCCAGTGTTTAGCCCGACGCCATGAGGCCCATCGACGCCGCGAGATATGACATTGAGCGCGTCGCCATAGTCATCGATGTCTCCGGATATTTCATCGACCGACCACGGCCCCTCAGTCGCCGCCTCAGCCCGACCGCGGATTGCCTCAAGGTCTTCGGGGCTAAGCATTGGTGAGAGCCTCCAGAGCCGCGGCGATGCGCTCTAGTGGTGGCTGGGTGGGGGTATCAGCCATGGGCACACCACCACCGTCGACCCAGACCTGCCACTTCACGAGGTCGCTATCCAGTTTCTTCTGAAGCAAGGCTCCGGCCTCGTCTTCGAGCGCCTTGATGCGGGCCTCCGCCACCTCATATCGATTGCGGTACTTGTTGACGCGTTCGTTGTACTCCTCGCACACTGCGTGCAATCCGGCGAGGCCTGACTCGGCCGCCTCGCATCGCTCGCGGAGCTTGCGGGTCAATGGCACCAGGTGCTTCTCATCCCTGTAAGTGCCTGTCGGCCCGACAACCTCTAAGCCGATGTCGTGCACGAGCTGGCGCATCTCCTTGCGCTGGGCCTCCGCTGAGTCGGCTCTGGTGCGCTCTACGTGGGCAAGGCTCAGCGCCGCCCTGTGCCGCTTGTAGATCCCGTCAATGTGCTCCAACAACCCCGCCCAGTCCGAGCCCTCAGGCGCGCCGGAGAGTTCGATGGCGCGGGTGAGCCAGCGCTCCATGGTATCCACGGCTTCAACGTTGCGGGCCCTAAGCTTCTCAGCCTCCGCCTCCAGGCGCTTGTGCTCGTGGGCGAGGGCATTGGGACCCGAGTACGGCATCGGATCTTTGAGGTAAACCTCGGCCGCACGCTTGGCCTCAGCTGCAATCCACTTGTCAGTCCTGTTGTGTAGGGGGTGGTCTTCGGGGTAGGTTGTGTTCATCGCTGATTCCTATCTGGTGCCTGGTCGAGGAGCTTGGCCAGTGCTTCTCGAAGTTCGGGGTTTGACATGCTGTGAATGTTTCGAAACGGATCTTTGTAGTAGTCGCTGGTGGCCGACCCCTTGATGTCCACGACAACATTGTACAATGTTGTATCCCTGAGCCGATCTAGGAGACTGTCAGGCACAAGGCGGCCTAGCTTCGCAGCGTCCTGTTCGAGCTTCTCTATGTGTCCAACAGCCTTCTCAGTACTCAGCTTCGCCGGCTCGGTGGGAGTGGGGAACTCAGTCAGGAACTGCACCGCTCGGTCGAACACGTCGCAGGTCTTGGAGCTCGACGCATAGGGGTCCATATGGAATGCGAGGTCGGTGATGTGAGCGTTGGCTTTGACTAGGAGGGCCTCAGCTAGGTCGGCCCTGGCGCGCTGGGCTTTGAGTTCGGATAGAACTAGAGCTGCGGTGTTGTGCCTGGCGGCGATGGCTTGGGCGTTCTTGGGGAACACCTTCATGGCGATGATGCTGCCGCCGCCGCAGATGTTGAACATGCCGTTATCGCCGGGTTGGCTGAAGTATTCACCCTTCGTCGCCAACCCGTTGGCCTTTTCGAGTTCGCTGATTAGTTTTTCTAGGTTCATGGGGTGTCCTTGCAGTTCAGCTTCGATGATTCAGCGTGGGCGCGGGTTTTCAGCCCGATGGCACGGCACAGCGAACAGTTGGGGCAGTGCGGCGCTACGTGCCGAGGGCAGACGCCTCGGCGCTTGTCGAATGCTTGACCATTCAGCATCTCAGCCTCAAGACGCTGGCGCCAGCTGTCGAACCGGTCGCGGTCTGCCTGGCACTGCTTGAGCTCGTCGTCCTTCTCACCGATGATCGCCAGCAGAATCCTCTCGCCCGGTCCGATATCCCTTCGCAGAGCCGACCATATCGAGTCGGCCATCCACCACAGGGGCTTGGAGTACCAGTCTTGCCAGTCTTCTGTGTACTGTTTGAGGGTCATGCCGCCTCCTCAACTGACTCCGCATACACAGCCTCAAGCGCCTCGCGGAACTCTGCCGTCTCACCGTCCTGGGCAATGGTGAATCGGACCTTCTTGTCCAGATAGAACCGAAACTCGTTGGTCCGGCTGAGCCATCGAATGGTGATGAAGTCGCCGAGCTTCGTGGTGTGCCCCTCGGACGCCCTCTTGTAGAGCGAGGCCTCAAGTTCGATGACCTTCTGCAGTGCGCCTTGATTGGATGAATCAGCCCTCACCAATCGACGGGGCTCGCCCTTGCCGGCGAAGAACCGGATCGAGCTGCCGTCAATCCAGCGGTACCGGATTGTGCCGGCGAGGTTGGGGGTGGTCATAGCAGCTTCTCCTCTGGCTCTTGATTGTGCTCGTCGCACGTGTCGCACTCACCAAACAAGGCCACGGGGTGGTCGACGCATTCATATGCGGATAGGCGTTGCTCCGCATCGGTAAGCCTTCCAGCGAACACCTTGACAGCCCTGCCCAGCTCAAACACGTCCACTTCAGGGCCCCAGTTGTCGACCGATAGACTCGCCGCGATCTCGTGGGCCATGGCCTCAAGCGCGTCAACTCGGGCACCAGATTTGTTCCACATCGTTACAGCCTCATGCATTTTATTCACCATGGGGCCCTGGGCGTCGCACTTAGGGCAAAAGGCGGCGTGCTTGGTCATGTCTTCTGATGATGTGACTCTAATCCCACCATCATCGGGTGCACCGCAGAATGGGCATGGCTTTAGTTTTCGTAGATTCCCCATCAGATATTCACATCCATCGCTACTGCATCGGCGTAGGCAGCCTTGATGGCAGCGAACATGGCATCGGTCTTCGGGTTCTCGCGGACGCCCATGCGCGGTTCGCCGGGGCCCGTATAGAAAATCACCACACCATCTGCACGGGGGTTTATCTTTACAACCTTGGGAAGTTTCGGTTTCTCGTTTTTCGTTTCCGGCATCTCGACTAGAAACATGCAGTCGAGCAGGTTTAAAGTCAAGCGGTTAAACTCAAACGGAACACGACTCCAGCGCCGACCGTCAAGAACCCGACCCACCATTGGCTGTGGCATACTGGTGGCGAGGGTCGAGCCACGACCTTCCTTCACGGGTGATCGCCCATCCCTAGCCGCCCTCACGGTCTGGGGTGGGCGGTTTTTTTTCGTGCTAGAGTCAATCGATGGTGCGGAACAACTGCCAGCTGCCCAACATCCATCGTAAGCGGCATGACGCGCAGCCACCCGCAAACATGGGAGAGGCGTCACCAGTCGGCGAGGGTAGGGCCCTGGATTAGCGCCTGCTCCGATGCGACTCGACCTCAGCTTTAGGGCTGAGGTTTTTTTGTGGGCGGAGAACGAAAAAACCCCCGGCTGGGAGGCCGAGGGTCGCCCCAATACCAGCACCAACTGAATGGTGCCGTGTAGGGGTGGGTAATCGTCTGCGGGCGGAACCCAGCTTAGCGCTTCGCCACGACGACGGTGCACCAATACCAGGGGCTGGTGCTCGAGCGGACTTATGGACTCGACATCAGTCCTCTAGCGGTAGAGCGATCATGGGTCGCTGACTTGGTGGCGGCAACCGCTGAATCGTTCCGGGGGTGCGCGGAGTTCGAACCCTGCGAACTCCACCATCTCCGCGGTCGCGTTCACCTGGGTGACTCGCCGCGGATGTAGATGATTGTAGATCTTTGTACTTGACCTGGCTGGTCGAGCTGAGGCCGCGCGCAAGAACTCCATCTCACCATTGGCAGACAGCCCATGCCAAGGCGTCTGTGCGCCCGACGCCGCTTGCAGTCACAAATCTACGAGCCCACCAACAGGTAGCTATGTGGTGTTAAATGCAAGTCGCTGAAATGACTTGCATAAAAACCTCGAAGAGCGCACCCTATTTCCCACGTAGTACTTCAGCGTAATTGACAGTCACAAACCGCGCTTCCGTTGTACTATGCAATGTGATCATGTATGTGTCGTTCTGGAGTGTCTGCCCCAGGGCGATGTAACCCAGAACGTAACGCAATAGCTTGTAAGATTGTGGACAGGTCGCGGGGGCCTGAGAGGTTAGCGCATGTCACTATAGCGACGTAGTGCTGCGGGGGAAATAGATACGTGCGAGCGGCTCTGCCACCAAAATCGCACCATTCAGCACATGTGGCAGCAAGTTTAAGCAGGTATTCATCACACAGTGTAGGCACACCGTCTGACTGGTGATTCAGGGGTTGAGGGACCCGACATGGCTAAAAAGAAATCAACTAAGAAGGTGGCCGTACGGCCGATGTCTTTCGATGGACCGGTGACTCCGATTGGTGTCGATCCGAGCTGGCTGCACTGTGCGGTGTTGGCGTTGGAGGGAAAACGCAGGAGCCCGTCATCCATGCTTCCAGCTGGTGACGGGCGATTCACCTATGGACAGGTGGAGTGGTCAGTCCGCATGTCCGAGGTGCTCAGCACCAAGCCTGGTGACTTCCCGTCGCAGAGCGCGCGGCTGCTGGAGCTGGGGCGACAGTTCAGGTTCACGGTCGACAAGGCGAGGTGGGGCGATGTCCCTGGAGGTGGGGCGATGACTGTGTCGGACGCTCGGCCGAGTTCAGTGCTCGTCGCCATCGAAGGCTACGCCATGGGCAGCCGCACCCGACCGCAGATGGCTGGTGAACTGGGCGGACACCTGCGACTGCTGCTGTGGCAGGCGGGGATTCCGTACATTATCGTACCTCCGACCAGTCTGAAGAAGTACGTGCTCGGCAAGGGCAACGCGGCCAAGGAGCTGATGCTGAAGGAGGTGTTCCGCAAATGGGGGTACGACACGACGAGCAATGACCGAGCCGATGCGTATGCGCTGGCGCGGATTGCCGCCGAGTTCGCGGCTGGGGGGTGGACTAAGAAGTTCGAGGGGATTGCTCAGGGCTTTGAGTGCGTTCCTGCGAAGGGGTCGAACTGATGGCGCCAAAGACCAAAATTAAAATCATTCAGCGTCTTCTCGGCTGCAGTCTCCACAAGGCTAAGCAGTTGTATCGCTCGGGCAACCGAGCCGTGCTCAAGCTCTCCATTGAGCGCGGGAGCACTTGGGAGATTGAGGCTGAGGACTACTTCACTGCGGCCGCCGAGGATGGTGGCTCATGAGCTCGTACGACTGGATGCAGTCTGACGCCCGACGTCGTGAGCTCGACCGCGTCAATGCGGAGGGCAGAGCTGACAGGACGCGGATTGGTGAACTCGAATCCCAACTCCTCGACGCCAAGCGCAACGAGGAGAGGGCGGTTGACGAGCTGCAGTCCGCACTGGCGATGTCGGTCGTGTTCCACGAGGAGCGTGAAGCAGCCCTCGCCAAACTCAACACCCTCGAAGCCGCTGTGCGGGCTGTGCGGGAAGCTGTGTGCAGCGAGGTGGTCGTCGAGGCAGACGTGATGGATGAGATGTTCGCACTGGTGCCGGAGGTGGGCAGTAAGGATGGTGGCTCATGAAGTGCCCCAAGTGTGGCGCCCCGCCCACGAACATGGTGCTGACGAGTAACCCAGTTCAGTACCGATGCTCGCAGTGCGACTACGTCGGGACAAGAGGGCCGTGGATGGCACACGCCAAGCAGGCCCACGCCGAGCGACTGCAGGCGGCGAGGGATGAGGTGGAGGTAGCAGGGTCGAGCGTTCGGAATCTCGAATTAGGCTGGCGAGGTACTGAGAGGATTACTCAGCTCATAAAAGCGCACATCGAACTCGCGTTGCTGGAGCGGGGTGGTGGGTGAGTTTTGGATACGAGTACGGCGAGGATAAGCTCGGCTATGTCGTGCGCTTGGCAGTCTTGGAGGAAGGCGGCTGGCGCGTTGAGATGGATGAGTCGCGCATGCACATGAAGCTGGTGCCGACAGTCGAGCTTGACGACGCTCAGAAGGATGTTGCGTTCCGGGCGATTGAGAGGCTCGTCATGGATGGGTCAGTCAAGGTGCCGTATCTCGGCGAGCGCTCGCTGCGTGATGTGCTCAAGGTCGTGCAATGGGCTGTCAAATACGATACCCCTTGACACCCGCAGTGTCCGGTGGTAGGAGTAGGGGGTGCTAATCAAACAGACTCGTGAGAGTGCTACATCTTTCTTAGCTAAGGATGTAGTATACCGGCTTAGGCATAAGCCTGGTTACAATCCGACTACTATAGATAACCTGATACGCCGTGAGATTGATCGTGTGGGGAATGATATTATTGAGAAGGTCTCGGAAGCTATGCATTCGATGATTGAAAGCATCTGCGATGGTGAGGGTAGCTCCGAGGTGGATATGCTCAGGCGCCGAGTGTCTGAGCTTGAGGACCTGGCCTCGTTCGCCGAGGGGGAGGTGAAGTGATGGAGAGGGGTCTAGATACTTCAGGGGAAGGCATCGCACGGGTCGATCGACGGATAACGCTAATCCATAAAAAGTTCCGGAGCGGCGATTTTGCAGCCGCTGACCGGCTCGAAATGCTAGATATCGAGCAGGCTCACGCGGGCATGGCGGCCTCGGACGAGCCCCATTCGGAGCTCGACACGCTGATGATACGCATCTGGATGCGCCTGTATGCATTGAGAATGGAGCGGGCGATCATGGCTGCCCAGCCCACAGAGCGGACCTATAAGGGCATCTGCCTGTGGTATCGAAGGGGGGTCCAGAACAGGAGGCGCAAGGCTGAGGCGCGGGCCCTAAGGGATGTTTTGACATCTATATCTATGCCCCTTGGCGACGGGATATTGCGGACCATCACCGCACAGAGGCACGCCGAATCGGCGTGCCATACACCTAGCGGCCATGATTGGAAGTCGACGAGCATCCCGCTCGTCAGTATGAGCGAGGTTCCAGACGCGTATTTCAAGGCCGGGCGTAATCCGTTGGAGGCGAAGTGATGGCAAGCGAATGGACTAAACGAGGGTGGAGACGTCGGTCGGAACTAGAGCCGGGTCAGAGTCTCATGAGGCCAGAGGTGGAAATCGAACGGCTTGAGAAAGAACTCGCCGCTGCACTGGGGCGGGTGGGTGATTTAAATGGCCAGCTCGACCAAATTCACGACGAGGCCGCCGAGCTCATGGACATGCTTTGTCAGCACATGCGCGTGTCTCCGGAGTCGATTCAGGCGACGGTGCGAAGCCGGCTCAAGCCCATTGAGAGCAAGGAGGGCGGGGCGTGAGTAAGGACTATTACATTCTCGATGCGCGTAGCTGCGTGGGAAACTGCGCCCTGTGGTGGGGCCCCGACGGTAAAGGTTATGTTTGCGAATTGGACAAAGCCGGGCTTTACACGCTGGAGGATGCGAATTCGCACCGAGCAACAGACATCCCGGTTCACCGCACCATCGCGGAAAAACGAGCAGTTCGACACGTTCGTTGGGAGCCGCTCCATTCGGCCGGTGTTGGAATCTATGACGCGCAATCCGGGAAGCGTCCAGTCGTGCTTCCGGCTGAGAGCAAGGAGGGCGGGGCGTGATGCGAACTGCAAAATCCATTTGGGCAGAACTGCACCAACTTGAACGACGTGTGACCGGGCTCTCCGAGGCTTTCCCGCCACGGAAGAACCGTTCCGGGTGGCCATCCTTGAACGCGATGTTTTTCGAGATTCGTCGACTCGCCAGCCGAGAGGATACGCTTAATCGAATCGCGGAGCTTGCAGGCGTGGAGTATGCTTCAGACAACTCAATCACGGACAACAGCGACCTAATTGTTGAGCGTGGGGTTGCGGCCATGCGCGAACGGGTCGCGGAGCTGGAGGGGGAGCGGGACAAGGCACTGGCTGAGGTAAAGAAGCTCAGAGCGGATGTTGAGCGTGGACGCGATATAATCCAAGAGGTTCGACGGAGCGGCGGTGAGCTCACGGTTGTCATGGCGTCGTATAGCTGGGCGCGTGGTCATGACGATCTCAGTGTGGATTTGAGCAAGGAGGGCGGGGCGTGAGTAGCGATGAGCTGGACACCCTGCATGCGTTTTTCCTGACTATTCGGGAGAACAAGCACACTCTCAGTCGCAAGTGCCTTGTGCAGACCCTGGCTGCGCTTACGGAGCTCGCCGGGCTGCGGGCCCGCGTGTCGGAGCTGGCGGGGGAACGCGACGCCGCACTGGGGCGTGTGGAGGAGTTGGAGGCTCGGCTTTCTGACCGAGATGCTGAGATTAGGATTGCGTGGTCTGGCGAGGGGGCTGAGCTCAAGGCCAGGCTCCACACGCTAGAGACCGCCGTCCGGTCTGTGCGGGCCTACGGTGGGTTGAACTGGGACGATGGTATTCCAGAGCTGTACATGCTGGTGCCAGAGGTGAAACCATGAATGAAATGAACCCAAGATATCAGCCTAAGACAATTACGCAGAAGCTAGGGTATCTCGCGGAGGAGAGCGGGGAAGTCTTGGCCGCGGTTGGCAAGACGCTTCGATGGGGGCTTGATTCGTGGAATCCTGACGTACCTGAAAGCGAGCGAGAGACGAATCGGGACTGGTTGATACGTGAGCTACAGGACCTCAAGCGGGCCATATCGATTATCGAGGATGAGCTCCTGCCCGTATCGCCACGCGATACGCCTAAGAATCTATTGGCCGACGAGAGCAAGGAGGGCGGGGCGTGAGTGACCACAAGTGGGAGAAATTCAATCCTCATGGACCGTTGTGCGAGTCGTGTGGAGTTGCCAAGGGCACCATGTATGCGGAGATGCCATGCCGACTAGGGGTCGATGATGCGCTTGAGTGCGCGCTGGCCAAGGTCGCGGAGCTGGAGGGGGATGCTGTGACGAACTGGGGCTTGTCACTTGAGCTGCAGCGACAGGCCGCCGAGCTCAAGGCCCAGCTCGACCGGGTACGGCTGGCACTGTTCAGCGCAGCGCAAGGTGCAATCATGGACGAGTCCTGCGACCAGCGTGAACTCGTAGTGCTGGCAGAGGAGGTCCGCGACACGATGATTTCTGTCTGCGGCACGATGGGCGAGTACTTTGACGAGCGATGGGAGGTCATGGCGGGGCCATATGGAGACAACAACGACGCGCTCCCGTACGGCGCCACGGAACTCGTGGAAAAAATTGCAGAGCTCCAGGCCCAGCTCGGCCGGGCGAATGAATTCACGAAGAATCAGACAGCGGAGATTGATTCTCTCCTGACCCAGCTCGACCGGGCGATCAGTGAGTCAGCTCGATGCGAGGAGCACACGGAGCGCTGCGAAGACGAGCTCGATTGGTGGCGCAAGAGTCATTGCGATGACAGGCCCCCGGCGGATATCTGGGAAGGGGCGAGCCGGGTTCGCGCGACCAAGCCCCGGCCGGACGAGTGCTACAAGTGCAAGGTTACGCTTATCGACTCAAGGACTCCGGAAGCACGCGTCCCACGATGCTGGGAGTGCCCAGAGCCTGAGTCGATGGAGGAGGTTGACGCTGCGGGTCCGACCAAGCCCCGGCCATCCCTTGTGCCGCAGAATGGGGACTGGGCGGCCGATGATGTGTTCGTCGCGTGGCTGGCTGGAGCCCGAGGCATGACTGTCGACACTGTTCGTCAGGGGACTGACATCCTCGGCGCGCGGGACCTATTGTGGGAGGGATGGCAGGCTGGCAGGACGGCTCAAGCCAAGCCCCGGCCGATGCCCGAGGCGCCGTCGAATACATGGCTGCTGCTGAGAGTCTCCTATGAAGAGTCCAGCCAGCCATTGGATGTACGCAAGGGCGTCCCCGGCCGAGAGGGCAAGCGGGTGTGGATTGATGAGTCAGGCATACCAGGGGCGCCAGACTCCGCATGGGCCGAGTGGTGGCCATTGCCGACCACCGCACCCGGCGGGAGTGAGTGGCCAGAGCACGGCGAAGGATGGTCCGACGAGGCCATGCTTGCCGGCGGGAGTGGGGAGCCAGATGCCTAGGCGCATGAGCTTCGCACTCACAATCCCGCAGTTTTTAGACGGCTCCAAGACCGTGACGCGGCGCATGGGGTGGCAGGGCCTCAAGGTCGGCGACGAGATGATTGCAGTCGAGAAATGCATGGGGCTCAAGAAAGGCGAACGCCAAGTCGAGCTCGGGCGCTTCGTGGTGACGGGTTGCAGGCGGGAGGCTCTCGACGCGATGGACCAGGACGAGGTGAATAGGGAGGGTTTCCCGGATATGTGCTGCTCTGAGTTCTTCGACATGTTCTGCCGTGCGAACCGATGCACCCAATGGGACGTCGTGACTCGGATCGAATTTCGGAAGCTGCCCACCCCCGGGCTGAGGGGTGGCGTGTCGAAATCTTGACAATAGACCCGGTACCGGTTTACATGTAGACACCCCATCGATGGAGTGCTAGGCTCCGAGCATGGTCAATCACTGGGCAATGGAAACCCCGAGGCCGCAGCAGTTCAGCCACCATCGCATATTCGACTCGGACGCACCCCAGTCAGCCAAGGTGCGATTTGAAGCGATTTGCGATGCCCTGGACTTCGACATGGACCGGGCCATGTGTAAGGAGGATGTGCGCCACATGATTCAGGCGCGAGGCTCTGAGGAGGACCAGGCGCTGATACGTGAGTTGCGGCAGAAGCTTGGGCTCACCAAGAACTCGACAGTGCTCACGGCTCTGCGGATAGGACTAGGCACAATGAAGAATGAGATTGCACCGACCGGGCTGAGGGGTGGGGGATGATGGATATGAATGCCGAAATGTGGGAGCTCCGCGAACAGTTACTGAAAGTTGAGGCTGAGCTAAGTCGAGTACAGTCAGCCCTCGACAGTCAGGGCAAGCACCCGGCTGCACCACATGAAGGCGTGTGGGTGTGGATAGGCCGGGCGGTGCGGGCTGAGGAGAGGCTCGATGAGCTGGGCGAGCTAGACAAACTGCGGGCTGAGGGGTGGGGAAATAACGATGGATGAACCGGCTACAATAAACGAAGTTATCGGAGATTGTGTCGCACTTGTGATGGTAGGGTGCGCAATGGGATACTTTGTGTTCCAGCGATTGGCCCTCAGCAACATTTCGACAGTCGATGAAATAACGAAGTGGATGGGCGATCTAGACGGGCGCCTGAAGCGGGTTGAGGATGAGGGATGAGCTGCAGGTGGATCACCTGTCCCCGGTGTGGCAAATGCAGCTGGGTACAGCCTCACTCAAGCCCGTTTCTGTTCATCGAAAGAGAGTACTGCTCTTTCGAATGTCTGTTCGCAGACGAAGCGGACCCACGATCTGCGTACGTACGGCCATCGGGCAAGCATGTTGACGACATACGGAGCTGGTACATAGAGATGGAGACGACGGAGGGCCTCGAAGTATGCAAGTCTGAAGGCATACGGGCGTTCGACGAGTCGTCCGCGAGGAGTCGGGCCCACACTCAAGCCCTTAGGGCATGGTGGTGCGACGAAGGTGGACCCAAGTTCCAGGGCTATGTCGAATTCACCGTATGCATCGGGTTCCCGTCGAAGAACATGATGCGAGAGCAGGCGGAGACGAGGTGCGGTCGGTTCCGCCAGTGGTGGAACGGCAACCGTACGCATTGGTGGGCCGTGGATGAAACTTGAAGAGAATGGGAAGAAATGACGATACTTGAACTAGATCTCAACAAACATGAGCTGCATATCATAGTTCCGACCTGGAACAAGCGTGATGTCGCAGATGATTTGTGCCTAAAAGCCCTGGTGGCAGAGGTTGCCCACCTTCCTGGTGGACCGAGGCTTGATGAGAATGGCGGCTTGTATTGGCTCAGCGATTGGACTCCACCGCGAGGAACACCATGACCGACAGACCAAAGACCATAGGCGACTACGTCGAAGAGCAGGACCCGCGACCCGAGGGCATAAGCGCCCGGATTCAGTGGAAGGGCACGGACATCTGCATGGACTTCGAATGCAAGTGTGGGCACGGGTTCCACGTCGATGGTGAGTTCGTTTTCTATATAAAATGCCCTGGCTGCGACGCCCTCTATGCGATGAGTCCACAGATTCGAGTCGTCGAGGTGCCGGCTGAGTTCACTGAGGAGGTGACGAACGGCGGCCTGCTGTGGGTCGAGGATGAACCGGACGAGGAGCCTGCGCCCGACCAAGGCTGGTCGATGAAGAACGGGGTGTGGACATCATGACCGACTGGGCCGCCGAGGCGGTGACGCGTGGGGAGTTCTATACGGCACTGATACTCATGGGGCTTCAGATCGGGCTGTGCTTCAACCGTCAGAGGATTGACATCGAACACAGCCCTGGCAAGTACGTGGCTCAGCTTGCCGTGAAGCGACTGGGCGAGACGGACACGATGCTCAGGCAGATTCGGGACCGCCTACCGAAGGACAAACCCGTACGCATCGCATGCTCGAAGTGCGGCACGGTCGACAGCGACATGATGCATGCCGAGTGCTCGACGTGTTGGCACGACAGGGCATAGGCGCCCGACCCACATAACAATAGGCCTTGACACCGGGAGTGGCGGGTGTATAGAGGGAGGGAGATGGCAAGTGAGAAGGCGACAATCTACGAGTACATCCAAGAGCAGGACCCTCACCACGAGGGCACCAAGACATTTATTCAGTGGAAGGGCACTGACGTCTGCATGGACTTTCACTGCAAGTGTGGACTGCACATGCACTTCGATTGCGAATTCCTCTACTTCGTCCGATGCTCAGGCTGCGGCACTGACTACATGATGAGCTCTCAAGTCATGGCAATCGAGACCCCGCCTCACCTCGCCGAAGAGGTTGCGGCCATGGGGTGTCTATGGACGGACGCTGGCGAGGATGACAGTCAGGCCGAGCGTGTGAACGATTGACCCCACCCACACACGCCCACCACCAGCCCAGTCGCCTAGCTGCGGTCTGGGCTTTTGGGGTGTATGGACCACGACAAGATTGAACAAGAGGTGAAGCGAGAGAACGACCGCAAGCACGAGCGCGAGGAGTCTGCGGCGAAGCGCGATCATGAGCTGAAGATGAAGAGGCTAGGCCGCAGTGGGGTCGGAGTCACTGAGTTCGTCTGGTCGCTGATAGGCGTGGGCGTCTTTAGCTGGATTGCTGTCGGGTCAACTTGTCATCACATCGGCAAGAGCGGCGCCAGGAAGACTGATATCGATGCCATGGATATGAGGCGCGAGCGCAACAAGTGCCGAGAGAGGCTCGACAACATGGCCGCCCGCGCGGAGAAGGGGGAGGGGTGATGGCCATCAAGCATGTCAGCCAGACACACCCTGACGACTCTGTTGAGGTCAATCAGAGCCTGAGCAGTGTCGTGATTTCTATGACTGAATCAGACATGCTCGCGTGTGTATGGCTTAGCGCTGAGGATGCCTTGGTATTCGGCATGGCCATAGTTGCGGCAGCAGAGAAGGCAGCTGAGGAGCTGAGCAAGGTGCATGGCCGGATGGCAGAACAGGTCAGGAAGGACCCCACCTAATGGCCAACGACCGAGTCATGCTCCGCTGCAAAGTCTGCGGCGACCGCTTCCCCCTGCTGAGCTACCTGCCGCTGCGCCTGAGCTTCGTGTTCGACGAGCTCGGGGCGTGGCTGACCAAGCACTGCGAGGAGTGCCACGGGGATGTGCTGACGCTTGACCTGGATTGTGACCCTAGATTTGTGACGGAGACTGAATGATGACTAGACTGATTCCAATACTTCTACTTGTGCTCACTGGCTGCGACCGTCCATCGAGTCCAGCAGCTAAGCCGTGCACGGAGCTAGCGGGCGACGCCGAACGGACATGGGTGCTTGAGTGCATCAAGGCTGACGCTGCGCCTGCTGGGTTCAGCGACGGGGTAATGTGCAGCAGCGCCGGGTTCCGACTGTTCGGGAGGTGTCGATGAAACACGACGAACTGAGGCGGCTTGCGATTCGGTTGGCGCGGCGACCATTCGAAACCGGTGGAATCAATCACGAGCGTTGCAGCAGCTGCAATGAGTTTGGCGAGGTCAATCCGCATGACCCCATCTACGCGCTGGAGCACAAACCCAACTGCCCCATCGCCGCGCTTGAGGCGGAGGAGGCTGCAGGCGCAAGCGTCATCACACTGACGGGCGAGGGTTGGACCAAGGTCGACATGCAGTGGGATGGCGTGCAGCGCGAGTGCTGGGTTCAGTTGGGCAGCATTGAGGTGAAGCCCGCGGGCAAGTTCGAGGGGGAGTATTGATGGCCGAGGGCGTGGGGCGCTTATAGTGAGGCTGGCGAAGTTAGTCCATGATGCGAGTACGTATTCACGTGACCAGCCTTTCTGGCCGACCGGCTCCGTCTGGGTGGTGATGTGCCGGGAGTGCGGGGCCGAGTATAAATACAAGAGTGTGAGTGACGCGGGCAGTGGACCAATGGCCCATTACGAAGGCTGCCTAGTCGATGCCATCGAGGCAGAGGAGATGGACAAGAAGCCAAAGGCTGAACGGGATGCGATAGCCCGTATTAAGGGAGAGTTTTGAGATGAAGTTTGGATATACAATACTGACGATATTGTTGTTAGTCGTCGTGTCTGCACTTCCCTTTAGGCGTGGACACGGCGAGGGGTTCGTCGAGGGTGTCAATCTACCGGGTTCATGCGTCGTTGTTGCGGCTCGGGAGTACGCTCGTGGATTTAGAGACGGTGTTAATGAGATCAAGCGATGACCGACGACCTAGAAGCCCAACGCACCACCGCGCTGCATGTGCCGTGGACTAGGGTGGTGGAGGAAGCGGCGTGATGTCCAGCTTCGCGTACGCAGTGGCAATCGCAATCGCCGTCGCGCTGTCATGGGACAAGGTCATGCGACCGGTCCAGAGAAGATGTGTCGATTCGGACGTGGCCGAGCATCTCATGATTAACGGATGGAGCAGACCCGATGATATATGTGAGGCACTTGCTGAGCATGCTGAGCACGAGGTGCGCGAGTCCATCGACCGCATGTGCGAGTGCGGCTGGGTCATGTTCAACGGCACGAGGCTGGAGACTCAAACGATTGGCATCACGCGCGAGGGCGAGAAGGCGCTGGCGGAGGACTGATGCCGTCGATAAAAGCTCAGCTTGAACTCATGAGGTCCATCGGGCTGTCCACGGATGAGGCCAGGGCGGGGATTGCCAAGCTGGCATGGCCGCAGAATCTCAGGCGAAGACAGGGTCTCGCCATCGGCGAGTTGCAGAAGGACAATCCCGTGCACCCGAAGCGGCTGCTCGCGGAGCTGGCCGATGAGTTTGATAGAGGGATTGAGATATGAGCAAGACAACAAACATATATTTCGACTTTGAGTTCATCGACGACGGGCGCGACATTGTGCCGATATCGCTTGGCATGTGCACGAGCTACGGCAAGGAGCTCTACATAGAATATGAGTTTGACCCTGCACGAGCTAGCGATTGGGTGCGTGAGAATGTTTTGCCGCATCTGGCTGGCGGAAACGATGATAGGCGCATGGCCGCACCAAGAATCAGGGACTGGGTCAAGAACGCGTGTGGAGAAAATAAGCCCAAGTTCTGGGGCTACTACCCTAGCTACGACTGGGTGCTGCTCTGCCAGCACTTCGGCACGATGATGCAGGGTCCGACAGGTTGGCCCATTCGGCCCGAGTGCTTGATGCAGCTGGCGGGCCACCTCGGAGTTGAGCGCTCGGCATTCCCTGAGCAGCCGAATGATTCGCACAACGCCCTTGCAGATGCGAAGTGGAACCGAGAGCTGCATGGCTTCCTGAAGAGCCGAGGTGTAGACTAACCTCATGGGAATATGCTTCGGAACCGGGCCCGACGGCCACTTCTACGAGTGCGAGGATAGGCCGTGTCCATGGCCAAGGCAAGGCGGGGCACTTCGCAGACTCCGACGCATGCGAGACTGGTCGTTGCGGCAGCTGGCCATGCAGCTCGACGTGGGCATTGTCCGGGCCTCCGACATTGAGCGAGGGCTCGCGGAGATATCGAAGGCGGAGCGTGCTAGGCTGCAGACATGACAGACAAGACCCTACACAATTCCACCGTCTCCCATGCCAAGAAAAACGTCTCGGACCTAATCGTGTTCGGTGACGGCGATGCGTGGCAACTCATCTGCAAGGCGTCGTCTAAGGCTGAAGACTGGATGAAGAGCACCAAGGCGATGGCTGCCTGGTACAGGTGACGACGCAGCAGGGCGACCATGTGGCCGAGTCAGTGACGTGGGTCCCGGGTGTTCGCATCATATCGATTGACGGCGACCGGAAGAACGGGCGACGGCTAGTCGACCTCATGCATGGGCAGAAAATGGCCGACCCGATGCCCGCTTGACAACAGCCGCATTTCACGCTCTGCTAATGCGTGTCCCTGTCGATCGTCCCTGACCCCGCTGAGCGGAGCGCTGCTGATGCCTTGAGCTCGCAGATAAAGAAGCTCTCGCGGCTGGTGGATAGGGCCATAGACGACAAGTACGAGGGCGACGCGGACATCCTGGCCAAGCTCGTGACCGCAATGGCGCGGCTCATCGAGGCCCGCACCAAGGCCGAGCAGAGCATCAAGCCGGCCGCTCTGGCGGCTCTCATGGCTGGGATGGCCAGCGTTGTAAACGCGCACGTGACGGCCCCGGACATAAGGTCGAGCATACGGCGCGAGTGGCACCGGCTCTCTAAGGAGCTCGCTGGATGAGCTCGGCTCTCGCCGAAGCGCTGTCGATTGGGGCGGACGCGCTCGACATCGGCTCGGACATATTGACGCCTGAGCAGATTGAGGCTGGGCGCACCGACTTGATGATGGCGATTCAAAACGTCAAGTCGAACTACATCATCAACTGGCACCATAGTCAGCTCGCAGATACATTGGACAAGGTCCAGCGTGGGGAGATAACCCGGCTCATTGTTATGATGCCGCCTCAGCATGGGAAGGCGCTCGAAGACTCGACGCCCATACCTACGCCTGACGGATGGAAAGCCATGGGTGACTTGCGTGTCGGCGACATGGTGTACAGTGACTCAGGCAAGCAGGTCCCTGTGCAAGCTGTCCACCACTGGAAGGGCCGAGAGTTGTACCGAGTCACCACCGACGACGGGCACTCTGTCATGGCCGACTCGGAGCACTTGTGGTCGGTCAGGCTGTGTCGTAAGCGGCCAGTATGGAAGGACCACCGGACGGCCTACCTCGCCAACAGAGCAAGTGCCAGGCGCCCTATGATTCCAACTCATGGGGCCATCGAGTGCGACGAGGTCGAGCTTCCGATTGCGCCGTACACCTTAGGTATCTGGCTGGGCGATGGCAACCGTAGGCACGCATTCGTCACAAGTGGCGACCAAGATATTGATTTTATCCGCGAGCAAATCGAGCTCGACGGGTTCGAGACTCGGTTGCATACGGCAAGGGGGAACTTCGGGATTCTCGGCCTGCTGAGGAAGCTGCGGCTTGCCAACTTGTTGGACAACAAGCACATCCCATCTGAATACTTCAGGGCATCCAAGGCCCAGCGACTGGCACTGTTACAGGGGCTCATCGACACCGACGGATACGTTTCGCCAGAGGGCCAGATTGAATTCTGCTCAACTACTAGGGCGATCGCCGATGGTGTGCTCGAACTCATTCATTCGCTCGGTGTGAAGGCGTCCCTGATTGAGGGCCGGGCAACTCTGGACGGGGTGGACTACGGGTCCAAGTACCGAGTCATGTTTTACATGGGTAGCGCTGCCAGGCTGCCACGACGGAAGCAGCTTGCACGAGATGCTCAGCGGGCTAGCCGCTATCTATCGTTTGAGCGAGCCGGAACGGGTGATACGACGTGTATCACGGTTGGCGGCAATGGTCGATTCCTCTGCGGCAAGGCCATGATCGTGACGCACAACTCCGAGGAGGTATCTCGGCACTTCCCTGCCACCTGCTTGGGACGGAACCCCAACGAGAAGATTATCGCATGCTCGTACTCGGCAACGCTGGCTGCGAAGATGGGCCGCGATGTTCAAAACATCATGGGAACTGAGGAGTACCAGGCGATGTTTAGCACCCGGCTCAAGTCGGGTGTCGACGCGCGCAAGGGTTCGGCTAAAAAGAAAGAGACCAACCTAGAGTTCGACGTCGTCAATGGCGAAGGCTACTACATCGGCGCCGGTGTTGGTGGCCCTATTACTGGGATGGGCTTTTCCCTCGGAATCATCGACGACTACTGCAAGAACCGCAAGGAAGCCGAATCGAAAACGTGGAGAGACGCGACGTGGGACTGGTATACGTCCACGTTCAGGTCGCGCAGGGCGGGCGGTATGTCCGACTGCGGCGTCGACCGAATCATCATCTGCGCGACGCCGTGGCATGAGGACGACTTGATTGGCCGAGTGCTGAGGAATGCCAAACGTGTTGGCGAGACATGGCACATCCTAAGGTTCCCGGCTGTCTACGATGGTGAGGGTGCGGGCGACTTCAGTTCGACCATAGGCAAGGACGAGCGCAGATTTGGTCAGCCACTATGGCCAAAGAAGATGAACCTCAAGGACCTGGAGGTCGAACGCAAGACGAGCCCCTCAGACTGGACGTCGCTCTGGCAGTGCAGGCCATCCGCAGCCAAGGGAAACATATTCAACCGCGACCATTGGGGCATGTACACGGTGTTGCCCAAGGGCCAGTTGACCTACACGTTCAGCCTTGACTGCGCGTTCAAGGATGGCGACTCGTCGTCGTTTGTGGTGCTCCAGCTATGGGCGAATCAAGGCCCGAATCATTATCTCGTCGAACAGTGGCGCGACCGCCTCGACTACAAGAAGACGAAGAAGCTGTGTCGGGATAAGTTCCGCGAGTACCCGGAGGCGATGACCAAGCTGATTGAGGCCAAGGCGAATGGGCCGGCCATCATCAATGAGCTCAGCGAGGAGTTCTCTGGGCTCGTACCAATCGAGCCCAAGGGTGGCAAGGCGGCGCGCGCGATGGCTATCCAGGGCATCGTCGAGGCTGGTAACGTGTATCTGCCAGAACACGCGAATTGGCTGGGTGAGTTCATGAACGAAACTGCATCATTCCCGCATTCCCCGAACGACGATCAAGTCGACGCGATGACGCAGTACCTTGAGCGGCAGGGGGTCGACGGACTCAACTTCCTGAATGAATTGCTAGGGGCGGCGCAATAACATGGCGAAGAAATCTAAGCTGAAGGTAGTGAGCAGCGATGGCGCGGAGTTTCTCGACTCGATGATCCCGAAGACGGTGACCGAGGACGGGTGGAGCAACCCAGTCACGGGCATGGGTTTTCTTGGCCGTGACAAAGGCGAGTCGAATACGTATCGGCCCGACATCCTGCTCACCAGCCAGGAGCTCGACAATCTGGGGCGCGACGGGTTCGCGCGCATCATCGTTGACACCATCGTTGAGGACGCGATGCGCTCGGGCTGGGTCGTCAACTTTACCGGCGGCAAGGATTCCGAGGTTACACCTGAGCAGGCACAGGAGTTCAACGAGCGGCTGCGGACCTGGTACAGGGAGACCAAGCTTAAGGCCAGAGTCAGTCAGCACCTGAAGCAGGCTCGACAGTATGGCGGCAGCTTGCTGGTGCTTGGGGTCAAGGATGGGCAGGACCCGTCTGAGGAGCTCAATCTAGACCGGGTGACCGAGTTTAGCTGGATGCGGGCGCACGACCGCGTACAGGTGTCTGAGTCGGCTGAGATTAACAGCGACCCGAGCAGCGTGGGGTTCGGGTTCGCCGAGGCCTACACGTTGCACACGGCCACTCAGATGCAGACGAGTGGCGACCGTCAGGAAACCCTGATCGACACGTGGGTCCACAACTCTCGCGTGTGGCGAACCGACGGCGTGCTTCTGACCGAACGCGTACGGCAGCAGAACTTCGGATGGGGTGACTCGGTGCTGGAGGCCTGCAAGGAGCAGCTCGGCAATCGCGGCTCAGTGATGAAAGCGGCGCGGACCGTGGTCCAGGAGTGGGTGCTTGGCGTTTACAAGCTCAAAGGTCTTGTCGGCGTCATCCAAGCCAATGGTGAGGACAAGGTTCGCGGACGCTTCTCGGTCATAGACCGGCTGAAGTCGATGTGGCAGAGCATCGCCGTCGACGCTGACAACGAGAGCTTCGAGCGTATATCGGCCACAGCTGCCGGCCTGCCTGACCTGCTCGACCGCTTCGGCATCGACCTTTCGGCCGTGGCTCGCATGCCGATGACCAAGCTGTTCGGTCTGAGCCCTGGCGGCTTTGGTACGGGCGAGGCTGAGGGTGACAACTGGGACGACAAGACCCAGTCCTATCAGACAGACGACGTTGAGCCGCTGCTGGGGTACATCCACAAGATTCTGTTCGCGACGCCTGAGTTCGCAGACTTCCCCGAGAATTGGAGTATCAAGTTCAATTCGCTGCAGCTGACCGACCCGATCGAAGACGCGGACGTCAGGCTGAAGACATCTCAGGCCGACGCGCTCGACATCACCTCTGGTGTGCTGGGTGCGGATGAGGTGGCGGTCTCACGATATGGTGGGTCGAACTACTCAACTGAGACTGTGCTCGACACCGAGGCTCGTGAGATGGACGCGGCGCTTGAGTCCGAGGGCCTAGGCGCGAGTGTGTCTGAGCCGATGACGGGCGTTCAGATCACCTCGATGCTTGACATTTTGGAGCGCGTCAAGCTTGGCGCATTGCCCAAGGAGTCCGCAATGGTTCTCCTTGGTGCGGCATTCCCCGACATGACTCAAGAGACGGCGGCCGGCATGGTGGAGCCCATTGAGGTCACCGGACCGCCTGAAGAAAGCGTCACAAATGTGGCACCATCCACGCCCGCTGCGCCCCCGGCAACACCCCCAGTTGCGGAGGGCAACCCGAGCGACGAGAGCGCTGGGTCCACCGAACCGGACGACGAGGAAGACCCTGCTAATTCCGAAGGGAACAGGTCATAGTGACAACTACAGTGACACTGTATTTTTACAGTATCGCATATCCGCGTATGTTGCCACGTGACATGTTTATGTGGGCCAGACGGGTGATAGAAGTGGCCGTACGTTGTACGTGTCATGCGGGTCACAGCTCAGACAAATGTAGTAGACTTGCCGCGGAAGGTCCGCATCAGGCGTCGGAGGCGGGGGCCTGACCCATGGATCGTCCCGGTCTTGATCGTTGTCGCGTCGCTGGCCTACATGGTGGGACGCCTGTCGTCCTACTGAGCACGGTAGACGTGAGGCATCCGGGTCGGCGTAGACAGTCGGGGAACCGCGATGCCGCGCGGATGAAGCCGGTCAGCCGGGCTTACTTCAAGGACCTGGCCAAGCTGACTCGCGCGCTGTTCCGCGACATCAATCAGCAGATTGTCAGTCAGATTCCTCGGTGGACGAGGGAAGAGACCGAGCTCAACGCGTCCGATGCGATCGACGAGGAGCTACCGTTCCTCATTGAGCAGCTCAAGCAGCAATACAGCGCGCCTCAGATTCTGTTCGAGTACCAGGACATCGCTCGGAGGGCAGAGGCCCGGACGGACACGCAGAGCGAGGCCCAGACGCGCAGGCAGCTCAGGAATCTAGGCATCGACATCTTTCGCGAATCACCACAGCTTGACCGGCTGTCGCAACGTTTCGTTGGCAGGAACGTCGCGCTCATCACCAGCATTCCTCAGCAGGCACTGACCAACGTCGAGCAGGTGATTGGGGACGGGGTTCAGTCGGGCACGCGCGCGCGCGACCTGGCCAGGCAGATTACGGGCTTGGTCGAAGGCAGCGAGCTCAGCAAGACTCGCAACCGGGCAGCTCTCATCGCCCGCAACGAGACGCTGACGCACTCAGCACAGCTCTCGCGCGCAAGGCAGCGGTCGAACGGCATCACCAGATTCATTTGGCGCACAGTTGGCGACGGTCGGGTGCGCGACTTGCATGAGGACCGCGACGGGGTTGAGTACTCGTGGGCCGACGGCGCGGGGGCTGAGGACACATACCCGGGCGACGGTGTGCAATGCCGCTGCTCATCGGAGCCAGTGCTATGAAACAAGTACCAGAAGGTTTTGAACTTGCGGACGAGCCGAAACACTGGGCGTTTCGCTACCCGGGTGTGGCAATGACCCTAGTTTCGGCTGCGTTTTCAGTGACAGTAATTGCTGTTGGCGTCTGGATTGACGATAGGCAGCGACCGCAGTGGGAGAAGATCGACGCGGCGATTGCCAAGCTGTCAGAGGATAGCAGGCAGGATATGGCCAAACTGTCGGAGGACAGCAGTAAAGCGATTGCCAAGCTGTCGCAGGAGAACCAGTGGCTAGCTTGGCATCAACTTGAGTGGGGGCGATACATTGGGCTCGCACTGGAAGGGATAGCCGAGAGCGCGAATGTTCGGATGCCGACAAGGCCAAAGGAGCTGGACAGGGCCGAGTCTCATGTGCGAAATATTCAAGAGAGGTCGAACTAATGGCGCTTCCTGACTTCTTCCCCAAGACTGACGAGGAGCTCGACATCGGGGGGCCGAACGGGCCACTGCTTGTCGGCCAGTCCTTCGACCGGACCTACAACTTCACAGCGTTCGATGGCCTCACGTGTTCCGATGTGCCTGTCGACTTCACAGGGTTCACACTGATTGCCGAGATCCTCGACTCGACTGATGCGGTGCTCGACTCGTTCACAGTCGACCCATCTGTGGGCGATACTACGGGTTCGTTTGACCTGCACCTCGACCCAGCTCAGGTCACGGCATCGCTGAGGACAAGCTCGGTCAAGTGGAAGTTCCGTATGGTCGACGGCGGTCCGACCAACGAGGCCCTCATCTTCGCCAACTTCAAGGTCACCTAGCATGGTCGCAATCACAGTCGCAACGAACGTCACGATTCGCACGGGAGCTCAGGGCGTCAAGGGTTCGCCGGGCGGGTCCGTGCCCCATGCACCAGATCACGAGGTTGGTGGGAGCGACGTTATCACGGTCGAGGACCTGGCCACGGCTGGCACCATTGGCCAGGTTCCGACCTCGGATGGCGCGGGCGCTCTGACCATGCAGGCCAACGCTTCCGGCAACGTGAGCTCGCCTGGTGGTGAATCTGCTGGGTTCCTCGCCGAGTTCACGGGCAGCAGTGCGATCGGTACGACCACTATCACATCCGCGTCGGTGGTCACCCACCTGGCGAGCACGGCGAATCCTCACTCAGTCACGGCTGGCCAGGCTGGTGCAGACCCGGCAGGCACGGCTACGGCCGCGGTTAGTGCTCACGACATCGATACGGGTGCGCACGCGAACCTTCCGGTCGAGAACCTGGCAACGGCCGGTACGAGCGGGCAGGTGCCCACTTCAGACGGCGCCGGCAATCTGGTGATGACGACTCCGGTCACAGGCGTCACGGCTCACTCGGCTTTGACTGGGTTGACGGTGGGCGACGACCATACGCAGTACCAGCTGCGCACGGAGAAGAACGCAGCGAATGGGTACCCGGGGCTCAGCGCAGGCACCAAGCTCGACGGCGCGCAGCAGACCTATGGTGCCCTCGCGAACACGGCGACCGAGGGCAATGACTCGCGAGTGCCGACCCAGGGCGAGAACGATGCTCTGGTCGGAACGAATGGCGTGCCGGCGACCGGCAATCCCTACGTCACCGACTCCGACCCGAGAAATACGAATGCTCGGACGCCGACGGTTCACGCAAATACGCATGAGGACGGGCAGTCTGATGCGATCACTGGCGCCGCATTGGAGACGACGATCACTCCGGCGCCGACGAATTACACACCTACAGCGAACACAATCAAGGGCCAATTTGGTGGCGTAGACAACGATCTAGGTACGTTGCTAAAGCTCGATGGTACGCGCAAGATGACGGGCGATTTCGATGTCGACGGCAATGACATCCAGGGCGGAATCACACTCGGCGGCACGCTGGCAGGTGTTGGCCTATTCGACTACGTCGACGAGGTCGGTTCGGTCGGGTTCTTCGGCGACCCGGCCGGTCTCATCACGGCAAGCGGCATCAACTTCGATGTGGCTGCAGGCATCGGGTCGTTTCACACGCTGGCAACTGTGAATAGCCCACTAGGCCTTGGTGACTGGCCGGCTGCGTTGGCTAATTTAATACCGCTGGACAGCATCCGATACGTTGGTGTCGAATGGAATGCGGGCACGCCTCAGGTCGTCATCAAGACAACGAATGTTTGGACGCTGATTCAGGAATGGCCGCTCGGCACAGTCACCCGCGATGCCGATGGTGTGCACCCGACACCGGTTCCGATTCGTCTGAGCAACTTCGCGTCGCTCATCGACCAACGCATCTCGGAGACCGATCCGTTCGCCCGGGCCAATGGACTGAACCTCGGCAATACATTGCTCACTGTGCAGCGTACAGCCGGCCGTGGGTGGCTAGTGACAACGCCGCAAGACTTCGCGTTGTTCAACTCAGGTGCATCGGATACGTTCGACCGATACTTTCAGGACAGCCCCAGCGGATTCAATGTTCAGCTAAATCAAACATCGTTCGAGGACCAGAGCTTCGAGAACGGCAGCGGCACGCTTGGAGTTCTGACCAATAACCGATTTGGCGTCCGATGGTTCTACATGGACATCCAGACCGGCGGGTTGTCGATGATGTATGGCACGTCAAACACCAACGACATAGCTATCGCTTTGAACGAAGAGCCGCCGGCAGACTTGCCTCCGAGACTTCAGGTCGGAAACATTCTCCTGGGGCGATATGTGTTCGTCAAGAGCGGTGGCGTTGCGATTGACGTCGCTGACATTTGGGGTACAACCTTCTCGTCAGGCGGTGGCGGCGATGGTGACGTCACCGGACCAGCTGGTGGCACGGTTGCCGATGAGGTGACTGTGTTCGCGGACACGGGTGGCAAGGCTATCGCGGGCAGCGGGGGCTTGCTCTCGGCGAACCTCGCCGTGCTCGATGCGACGCGCACCTTCTCGAAGGTCGTACAATCCCAGGCGACGGATGACACGACGGTTGTCCACACGCTGACGAACACGGGCACGAACCCTGGCCAGAGCGACGAGCTTGTCGGAGACCGCAACCCTGAGGGGCTGGTCACAGCTGAGCCCGGAACTCGATACCATCGTCAGGACGGTGTCGACTCGACCGACTACATTCTCAAGTCGGCCGCCACAGCGAACACTCCATGGATCGAGGTGGGTTCAGACATGTCAGCTGGCGTTGCGGAGATCCAAGTCGGGCTCGACGGTGCCTCGGCTGCCGTCGCTATTGGTGGAACGCCGACGTCGGTGGCGATGGACTTCTCTGCGGTGACCTTCGATGCGACGGTGTATACATTTGCGACCAATGATACAGATGTGACAGTCGACGTGTCGGGCCGATACGAGATAATTCTGGACGGGTCGGTGACGTCGACCTCGGCGGGCACGTCGATTATCCTGGCGGAGATCTTCAACAACGGATCGCCCCTCACCAACGCCAGGTCGCAGACGGCGGTCGAGAACTCGACGATATCGGCCAACGGTTTTACGGTGACGCGTATCGCCGACCTGACTGCGGGCAACGTGGTTGGGCCTAGGTTCACGCAGACCGCAGGCGCAGGCGCTGCGTCGATCGACCCGGGCAGTCTGAGATTCTCGCTGAAGTTTTTCAGTGGGTCGATCGCCGGAGCCGTGAGTCGCAAAACAGATTTCGGGCTTGGAATCCCAGCACCTCACGCAATCGACACGAACAGCGCGACGCCGTGGAAGGTCGATGGTGCAGGTCAGGTCACGGAGATCGAGCTCGTTGCTCTGCTCGACACCGAGGGCGCGAGCGGTTCGTTCACGGTCGAGTTCTTCTTCGGCCCGGACGGAGGCCCATTTACCTCCATCGGCAGCGCGACCATCCTTCAGGGCACGCTCTCGGGCAGCTTCACACCGGGCTCGCCTGTCGCTTACCCGGCGGGCAGCACATTCAAATGCGACCGCACGGCCATTGGCGCGTTTCCTGGTGGGACCTCCGAGGACAAGCAGCGCATGACCGCCATCTTCCGGACGGAGATCAGCTAGGCTATGACGTCGATCATCGCAAGCGCCACATCGGCTTCAACGGGGACTGGCACGACCGCAACGGTCACGCTGAACAGCATCACCGGGACCGATGTGGCGATCGTCACGGTCTCGTCGGCTCGGACGGCGAACACCGCATTCACGCTCAATAGTGTGACGTGGGACGCGACGACGATGACGACGGCCATCGAGCGGATTGCCGATCTCAACGGGTTTCCTCGCGGCCTTGTGCGCATCTCGGTGCTGCCTATCGGTAACCCTTCTGGCCTGAACGCCAATGCGGTGATGACATTGTCGACATCGCTCGCATCGCGCGAGATCACGGTGTATGCGGTCGAGGGCGTCGACCAGACAACGCCCATCATCGACACCGACTCAAGCGCTGTCATCTCGGCTGCATCGAGCACGTCGGACGTCGTCACAAGCTCCGACGATGACATCGTTTTCGGGGGCCTGACCTTGGCCGCGCAGCAGACGGTCACCTCGACGAGCGGCCTCGTCAAAGACGCGAACGTCACCAAGTCTAGCCCGGCTGCATTCACGCACGTCGCGGGCCACAAGAGCCCATCTGATGCAACCTCTACGACGGTGTCGTGGTCGTGGAGCTCGTCGTCATTTGTCCACGTGGCTGCGTCGTTCCTGAACTCTGGGTTCGTCCCTGGCGCTACGCCGGTCATCTCGAACACCGTCAGCAGCAAGGGCACGGATGGGATCATCCCTGTCACGGATACCAACATCACGATCAACGGTACGGGCTTTCAGGGCACGGTCAGCACCAAGGTTTTCTACTCAAGCAGCTCGACATTCGGTGTGGGCATCCAGGTTGAGCAGCCGATTGATACCATCACATCGACGTCGATTAACTGGTTGGAGCCTCAGCTTGGTGACATTGGCCGCGGCAATCAGTTCATCTTCGTGCGGACCAACGAGGGCGAGATCGATGAAGAGACGTCAGTTGCATTCGCTGTCCAGGTGGAGGCCTTCGTCAGCACGGGTATCCCCACGCTCACGCATTTCATCCATGTTTGCAACGGCGTCTCGAGCACTCAGACGATCATCGACAACCTGGGCTACACGCCCAAGGCATGCGTCATCAGTGCGATCGCTACGACGAATCTAGACTCGGTCGATGCCGATGCTCCATCGAGCATTTGCTTCGTGGCCACCAATGGCACGATGGGCGACGGCATTGCGTCGAAGTCAGCTGGTGGTGAGGTGCTGCGGCGCATCGCTATCTCTGGCACAGGATCGTTGATCGTGATGAGCTCGGCGTCCACGAGCGCAGCAGACCTCGTGAGGGGCACACCTTCGTTCCTCGCTGAAGGCCTTCAGATCATATTCACGGCCAACACCAACGGGGTTCGGCTGCAGATCACGATCATCGGCGGCGACAGTATCGAGTCCTCGATTGACGAGATTCTCATCAGCGACGGCGCTCTGACTGGGTTGCCATTCGCACCTGAGCTGCTCATCGGGACGACTGTTGGGCTCACACAGGGTTCTGATTCCGACAACATCTTCGCACTGCGCAGTTGGGGACTAGCCAACGCAACCGACCAATGCCTGCTTGGGTTCAACAATGGTGTGACTCGGAACTGCGTGGCTAAGAGTGCATCGTTTCTCGGGCAGGTGGTGGACACATCTTTCACCTGGGAGATGGCAATCACCGCTCTCACCAGCGACGGGTTCACATGGTCGGGGAGCAATGCGGACAAGGCGTATGTGATGTCGCTCAACCTAAGTGGCCGCGCCACGTTCATCGGCCAGTTCACGACGAGCGCCAGTGGCACGCCTGGCATGTCGGAGCAGTTGCCCGATGTGGGGTTCGACCCTGCGATCATTCTGATGACATCTGCGGTCCGTACTGCGGACACTCTGACGGTAGCCCTGGGCGGTCGCTACTCGTGGGGCACGTGCACGCCTGTTCTTGCCAACCGAGTCGTCAGCACGAAGTTTGTGCCGGCCACAGGCGCAGGTACGGCGGAGCAGTTCCAGTCTGAGGACTTGATACTCGCGGGCAGTGCGAACGCGGGCGCCAACGAACTTGAGGGACGGATCACTGTGTTCGGCCAGGTCTCCACCATACTCTATCCAGTGAAGCCCGCGGCCGCGATCATCACTCACATCATAGCCATCGAGGCGGGCGCGGATGAGACTATCGCCGTCGATGCAGACGGTGGCCACATAGCCACTCTGACTCAGGGACAGGAGCCGTAATGGCGGAAACGTATCTCAAAAGTGAATTCACCAGCCTAGGTGGTGCCAACGTCGACGCGGGGGTTCTGCGTGCGACGATTGAAAAGAACGGGATCATCGTCGTGGCTCTCGCCGATGGGCCGACTGCGTTGCGGTGGATCGACGAGGTGGCCGACCCTACCTACGAGATCACCTTCGTCTCGACGTTGCCCGCTCCGCAGGTGACCGAGCTGGATATCCTCATCGCCGCACACGCTGGCCCGTCTGATGTGTCGCAGGCAGTGCGCGTATTTTTCGAGTCAACGCCCCCGCTGGTGACTGATGACTCGGACAGACTGTTCGAGATCGGCGATCTGTGGCACGATAGCAGCACGGACCACGCCTACATCCTGACCGACGCCACGGTTGGTGCAGCCGCATGGCTGTGGACATCGGGCTGGGGCCTGTCCAGGCCTGACGACTCGCCGAAGCTTCGCTCTAGCCTGCAGACGGCCGGTGAGACTGCGCCGACCATCAATCAGGTCATCATCACTGATGGTGTTGGCGACTGGGACCTGGCCGACTACGGCGGCACTCAGGACCGCGGATACTTCGAGGAGTTCGGCGCGGTCACCTCGGCCACTATACCTACGCTGAGAATGGACGAGAATCCGACATTGCTCGCAGGTCGATATCTGTTGGAGTGGATGTGCACGGTCGACGGGAGTTCTACGGCGACGGTAAGCAAAGCGACCTTCAAGTTCGCCGGCAGTGACATCGACTCGATCACCACTGACGCTGCCATGAAGTTCAGCGGGTTCGTCGAAAGGGTAGTGACGGCGGGTGCGAAGAGCATGCAGCTTGAAATCGACAAGGACTCAGGCGGAGGTTCGGCAGAGATGTCTCAGTCCGCAATGCGGTATACCTGGATCGCGGCCACATAGCGGCTAGAAGGACGCAGCATGGCTACAGAAATTTACGCAATCACAGACTTCAGCGGGGAGACCATCTACCCCGCCTATCTTGAGCAGCTCGCTCTCGACGACAGCTTGCCCTGCACTGGTGTGAGCTTGAGACCCCATGGGAACTCAGACAAAGTGGTCTTCACCTTCTCGTCCGCGCTGTCGGCCCCGGAGAAGACGACGCTCGACGCCATCGTCACCTCCTACACTGGGGCGGGCGGCGACACCAATGGGGACTTCTACTTCAACACCCACCTGCTGATAGATACGAGCGGCCTGCAGCTCTGCAAGGGGGTCACCGGGCCCTACATGCTGCTGAAGGACGACACGCAGCCTGCGAATGAGCAGGTATGGATGGTGGATAGCAACTCCACGTCCATGCGCATAGGCACGGGCACTGATGCCCTAGTATTTTCCACCTCGGCGATTGAGATTCTCAGGACCGGGACCACGGTAGATTCGGTCGACATCAAGGTTCCGCTCGTCGTGACTGGCGAGGTGACCGCAGGCGAGCCCACTTCGCCATCGGCTCTCGCAACGAAGGGGTACGTCGATGCCCGGGACCAAGGTGTCGAGTGGCAGCCTTCGGTCATATCGGTTCTGAACACTCCGCCCGGTTCTCCAACGACCGACGACCGGCATCTAGTTGGTACGTCGCCGACCGGTGACTATGCGACCCACGCCAACGAGTTCGCCACCTACAACGGATCGACATGGGACTTTCAAGTCCCGACCCAGGGCACATCGGTCGTCGTCGATACGCCGAACGGTCAGCTGAATTACAATGGCACGGCTTGGATCAACCTGGGCTCCATCGTCAATCATGCCAACTTGATCAACCTGACCACTGGCGACCCGCACACCCAGTACCAGCTCGGCTCAGGCAGGAACGCAGCGAGCGGATACGCCGGGCTCGACGGGTCCTCGAAGCTGACGGGGACCCAGCAGGTCTACGGCACTGCGGCGAACACCGCATGCCAGGGCAACGATGCCCGGCTGTCGGACTCGCGCACGCCGACATCGCACACGATAGTAAGCCATGACACGACGGCGACCGGGGCGAATCTCAACACGTTGACCGGTGGCGGCAACGCTGACTCCCAGCACACTCACGCTGCGCTGCAGCTGACCAGCGCGAAGAACTCCGTGAGTGGATATGCTGGCCTCGATGGCTCGTCGAAGCTGACCGGGTCTCAACAGACGTACGGCACCGCGGCGGACACTGCATGCGTAGGCAACGATGCTCGACTCTCGGACTCGCGCACACCATCGACACACGCGACCAGCCACAGCGACGGCGGGTCTGATGAGATTACGATTGAGAACCTCGCCACGTCGGGGGCATCGGGCAAGGTGCCGACGTCTGATGGATCGGGCGGTCTCACCATGGAGACGCCAGCGGGCGGGGTGTTCGGGAGTGAGCTGAATCTGGCGAAGAATACCTCTGAAACTACTGTCAACGATGCAGTTTTTTTGTCTCAAGTCAGGCTGCCTGCAACTGGCAATATCACTTTTCCTGCAGGAACATATCTGCTCAGCGTTAGTTATCGCTGGACGCTTTCAAGCACATCATCAAATTTTGTTTGTCAGGTACTAGAGAAGGGGTCTCAACTAGGCGAACTGCATTCGCAAGAACCGCAAGACGGCCTCAGTAAGGCCTTCGTGACTAGATTGTTTCACATAACCTTGGCCGCAGGCGACTTTAACTGGGATGTGCAGTATAAAGATGGTGGTGCAGGAACTGCTCGAATGTCGGACGCATACATCTCGATCTGGAGACTGCTGTGATTCACCTAGCGCCAGCCGCGCCCACCCCTAACACCTTGACAATGCATCCTTATAGCGCTCGAATGTACAAGGGCGCCTATGCCTGAGCATCTCAAACGCACAAAGGACACCATCGAGAGACGCGGGGACAAGTATGTGCTGCTTTCTGCGGCAGGCGATGTCCTGGGCGAGCACGATTCTGAGGAAGCTGCGCGGGCGCAGGAGCGGGCAATCAAGGCTGCCAAGGCCTTGAGGGATACCGCAGACTCTGAGGACTGGGTCGACACCGTAGACTTCGCGCCCTTCAGCAAGGTCGATAGCCGCGACGCAAACGGGTTCCTTCGGGTGTCCGCCACCGTTACGAAGCCGGGCGTATACGCCTACGTTCGCGACGGCAAGATTCGCCACGAGCTCAAGCCGGAGAGTGAAATCTTCGCACCGGTGCACATGGAGAGCGTGCACGGTGCAGTGGTCACCAGTGAGCACCCACCTGGTGCGGTTGCAGTGACCCCGGAGAACTCCAAGAAGTTCCAGCGCGGTCATTCGATGTCAGCCCCCACGCGTACCGCTGACGGGCTCGACGTTGACCTGGTGGTGACAGACCAGACGCTCATCGATGACGCTGAGAGCGGGCGCAGAACCGGCGTGTCGGAAGGCATGCGCAACACCTTCGACCACACGCCAGGAGTCTGGACAGCACCCGATGGATCGAAGCATCCATACGACGTCATTCAGACCAACATGGTCGCCAATCATCTCGCAATCGTGTCGACTCCAAGGGTCACGAGCGCGCAGCTGCATCTTGACTCCTTGGAACAGGACGGACCACAGGACAATCACACTATGGAAAATCAAGGAACCCTCACCATTGACGGTGCTGACTTCCAGATCGACGCGAACATTGCGAAAGTCGCAATGGCATCTATTGCTCGCAAGGACGGCGAGCTCAAAGCACTGCAGGCGAAGCTCGACGAGGCCACTACCTCCAACGACTCGTTGACCGAGGAGAAGGACAAGCTCACCGAGGATAAGGACAAGGCTCTGGCCGAGCGCGACGCGGTCTCTGCTGAGCGCGACACTCTCAAGACCAAGGTCGAGACGGCGGACGCTGTCGACATCAACGAGCTGGTCACCAAGCGCCAGGAGTTTCTCGTGCGAGCTCAGAGCGTCATGAGTGCCGACAGCTTCGAAGAAGTCAAGGGCGGCACCGACAAGGAGATCATGAAGGCTGCTTGCGAGAAGAGCGGAACGAAGATGACTCAGGATTCAGACGTCTATGTCCATGTCCTGTTTGACACACTCGTGAGCCAGGCGGCAACGACAAACGACAGCAAGCTGATGAACGCGTCACTGACCATGCCTGCGGTTACGCCGACTCAAGCCTCTGAGCGCACCAGCCTCAACGATAGGCTGAGTAAACATCGAGCGGGTTCCGGACAGGTTGCGCACTAGGAGATTGCCATGGCACTTCCACAACTTACCTATCCCAATCAGTTCAGTCTGCCATTCGAGGGTGCTGCTGCGGATGGATCGACAGATTCGTTCAAGATCAGCGCTTCGAACGTGGCGGCCCCTTCGTTCTTCGGTCGAGCCTGCCTGGCAGTGACCACCGATGGTGAGCAGTTCGTTCAGCCCACCGGTTCGGCTGGTGTGTTCCTCGGCATTCTCATGGCGACGCACGCGATCGAGCAGAGCCAGGTCGTTGCTGCGACGGGCGAGCTTCCGGTCAATCACCCCGGCGCTGTGCTTCGGCGCGGTCGCATCTGGGTCGTGGCTGAGGATGTCGTATCGGACATCACGGCCGGCGTGTTCTACCGACACGCCACGCCAGGTGGTGACCCTGAGTTCTTCGGCCGGTTCCGTACCAACGCCGACACGGCGGCCGCAACACTCATCCCTGAAGCCCGCTGGGTTCGAGTCACATCGGCCGTTGGCGCGCTCACCATTGTGGAACTCAGTCTTCCCTAGGGAGTAGGAGAATAACATGGCTAAAAATTTCAATCATGTGCCGCTCGCGTCCCTGGACCAGAGCGACATTACACAACTCAGCAACTATGAGCCACTGGCCTCGCTGGATGCTAACACCAACTACTTCTTCGCGCGCCAGCTTGAATACATCATCCCTGAGATGTTGGAGTTCGAGCATGGTCGCATCAGTGCGCGGACGGTGTTCCCCATCGACCGCCGTGCTGGTCCTGGTGCCGAGGTTATCGTCCTCCGGCAGATGACCAAGGTCGGTTCAGCTCGCATCGTTGCTGACTACGCGAACGACATTCCGCTGGCCGACGTCTTCACCGAGGAGACTACGAGCAACGTCCGGTCGATTGTCGAGGCTGCGCAGTGGAGCATTCAGGAGATTCGCGCGTCGAAGCTTGCGAACATGAACCTCGACCGCGACAAGACTGATGCGGCTCGTGAGGATATTCTACGTGTGGAGAACAGGATCGCTTGGGAAGGCGACGCAACGCACGGGCTGGCTGGGTTCTTCACCGACACCAACATTCCGCGGTTCACCGTGCCGACTGGCGTTGGTGGTGTGCCTTGGGTAGACAAGACTGGCGCCGAGATGGTGCTAGACATGAACCTGACGGTGAATCCGATTTCGGAAAACACCAACGGGGTCGAGGCTCCGGATACGCTGCTCATCCCAAGAGTGCAGTACAACCGGGCCATCAGCACTCGGATGGAGACAGGTACCGATACCACGGCGCTGAGGTTCTTCGCGGAGAATAGCCCGTACATCGCGGGTATGGACAACATCATCCCGATCGATGACATCGCTGGCCTTGGAACCGGCGGGGTCGATACGCTCATTGCGTACGAAAAGAACCAGAGAAAGCTGGTCATGAATATCCCTCTCGACCTGGAGCAGTTCCCGCCTCAAGTCCGGGACATGGTGACTAAGGTCATCTACCACGAGCGATTCGGCGGCGTGTTGATCAAAAAGCCTATATCGATTCGCATCGGTCAGGGCATCTAACAGGAAGAACACACTCCCATGGCTAAATCTCCAAGCAACACATCAAGCAACACATCAAGCACATCGCAACCGGCGGAGCCCAAATCTCCAACGCTCATTCCGGTATTCAATCACACCAATCACATGATTGATGTTGGCCTTGTCCTCCGCAAGGCGGGCACAGTAGGGACAGGTCCTGAGGCTAAACTTATTACGTTCCTGCCGGGGAACAACAGCATCGACAGCCGCGATCTGGAGAAATGCGAGGCGCATCCGCTCTGGCATATCCACGTCGAGCGACATGAGCATCGCGGTTTGACCGGAAAGAAGTACAAGGGTGTCGAGCTAGAGGTTGGCCTGCACGATAAAGAGTTCGAGGTCGAGGCGACGGAGCTCGGAGAGCGCATGTTCCAGCTCAAGCAAAAGAAGGCAAGCTAGTAGACCATGGCTGCCACGGCACAGGATGTTCGCAACATTGACCTGACGGATGCGTTTGGGTTGATTAGCGACGATCAGATCGATTGCATCATTCGAAACGAAGTGCCCTGCTACGTCAATGAGGCGCAGTTTGGTGACTGTGCAACGCAGGCGCAAGCACTGGTGGCGGCCCACCTACTGACCCTAGGCCTGGGCGGGAGCACTTCGCCGACTGGCGCGGTCACGTCTGAGTCTGCTGGCGGGCTGTCGCGGTCCTACGCATCTGCGCCGACCACTGCAGCTGGCGGGTTCTGGGCGTCCACGAGTTTCGGCCAACGATACTGGGCCATCGCCTCGACGCGTATCACCACTCCCATGGTGCTGCATGTGGCCGGGGTCACGCCTGAGGTGCCCATCATATGAGTGTTCGCGACATCGATCGCGGGTGGAAGAAGATCCGGGCAGAGATGTCTGAGTTCGCTAAGCACGATGTCATCGTTGGGTGGATCGAGGGCAAGAAATCAGAGAGGGACGAGGAGGGCGACCAAGCTGCTGGCATCAACAACGCAACACTCGCGGCTATCCACGAGTTCGGTACCAACGACGGCTCTATCCCAGAGGGTCGTCTCGGCTTCCGCGAATGGCAGGACCGGAGTCAGACGCAGATCGGCGACCGCATCCAGGAGGCTTACACCAACTCAATCAAGCGAGGCGGCGACGCAATGCGCGAGCTGAACAGGCTCGGGCTATGGGCCGCGTCCGCCTGGCGCAAGTATCAGCGCGACGTTCAGCCTGGGCCGGAGATCGGCGAAGCTCGCGAGAAGCAGATTATCAGAGAACACGGTCGCAAGGCATTCTTCAAATCGAAGAAGCTCATCGACACGGGCCAGCTCGTTCAGGGCGCAACGCACCAGGTACGTAGGAGGGTCGGCTGATGGTAGTGTTCAGCCGACTCAACGGTGTGGTCCGGTCCCTCGGAACACCTGGCAGCGTCACTCTGGAGCGGTCGAATGGTGTGACGACGAACGACGAGGGCGGCGCGGTTCGCCTGCCCCCGACGCTGCGCGTATTGGAGCCGACCGTGGTGCACCCGATCTCCGGGCGCGACCGCAACCTGATGCCTGAGGGCGTTCGGACCCGAGAGATCATCGTGGTCCACGTCAATGAGATTTTGCGGACCAGCGTAGAGTTTGGCGAGCTCGCAGACGTGCTCATCCACAAGCCGAGCAGCGAGGTTGAGCCCAGCCGATACATCGTCAACACGGTGGAGAACTGGGGCCATGTCAGCAACAGCTGGCGCGCGTTCGCGTCGCGGGAGCCGAAGTCATGACCCGGCGCGCAGACATCATGCGGCGAGAGCTCCGGAGTATCGTCCTGGAGGCGGCGCCCGGTCTTACCGACTGCATATGGGAGCCGTACAATGCACCTCGCCCAGCTCGGCCGTACGCATCCTGGCGGCCGATCACCCAGCCCTCGTCTGGCGCACGGCTTCTCGACGACACGCAGACTCTGGAGATCACCCGTCAGGCGCACGTCCAGGTGCTGAATGTTACGGTGGGCCAGCCGTATCGACTCGAATTCAACAATGCGTCCGTGACCTCGACTCCGACTGGGGTCTCGACGCTGGCGAGCATTCGCGATGACCTCATCGCCAAGATCATCGCGGACCGCGACCCGGTGACGGCGTCGATCTTCGACGCGGACACGCTGCTGGTCGAGGGCACGACCGGGGCAGACATGTGGCGGGTGTTCGCGACCGGCGAGTTCCTCGAGGCGACTGAGGCCCCGGGCTCGCCGATCGACATCATAGATCTGATGCGCGCGCCGCTGGTGATGACGGCATCGCTCAACGTATTTTCGAAGGGCGTCGCGGCCGAGGGCGGCACTGAGCTGCCCGACTCGTCGAGCTTCGCCCATGACATCGACGTGGCGTTTCGCAAGACTCGCATCGTCGAGCGGATGAATCGCGACCACTTGGCCGTGACGAGGATCGCTGAGCCGGTGAACCTTGACGGCATCACGCCGAGCCAGGACGCGTTCGAGTCTCGGACAATGGTCGATTACAGCATTGGCCTGCCCTACTGGGAGGCGGATTTCATTGAGGAGATCGGCTCGGTAGAGGTTACAATCTCAACAGACAAGGGCACTCAAGTTTTCACGGTGTAGGATCTCATGGCAAACATAGACCATTTCGTACAGGTGACCGTTACCAAGACCTCGGCATCCGTGACTCAGCAGGGTTTCGGACGTCCGCTGGGATTGTTTCAGGTTTCGACTTCAATTGTTCCTACTCGGTATGCGACATTCTCCTCGCCCGCCGAACTTATCACCGCCGGCGCGCTGACGACCGACCCGGTATTCATCTGGGCGCAGACGCTGCAGGGGCAGGAGTTTTCGCCGGTCGACTTTGCCGTTGGTCGTCGAGGTGCTGGCGTGGCGCAGGTGGATACGGTCACCATCACCACGGCAGACGACGGGCTGTGGTCACTGACGATCGACGGCACCGCGTACGAGTTTACAGCCTCAGAGTCAGACACCGAGCTCATCATTGCCCAGGGGCTGATGGATGCGATCCTGGCAGCCGATGCGAGCCTGACTGAGGATGGGACGGCAGTCGTGGTCCCCGGCGGAACTCTGGTCTCGGCAGACTTCACAGTCACGGCGTTCATCGCTGGCGAGACGTTCGTCAATGGTGGCATTGCGACTGGCGTTGCAGGTGTAGGGACGTTCCTCAACACCACGGCGAACACCACAGCTGAGGATATCACGACCGCGCTGAATGCAGTCGTCGCAGAGAATGATGACTGGTACGGGCTCAACATTGAGGCTCGACAGGACGCTGACATTCTGCTTGCGAACACATTTATCGCCAGCCAGCTCAAAGTGCTGGTGGTCCAGTCCAGCGACGCCGATATCGTGACTACGGCGGGGGGAGACATCGGTTCGCAGCTTGGCGCCACAAGCAACAAGCGCACTCAGCTAATGCGGCACTTCAAGCCCAAGCAGTTCGCCGATGGCGCGATGACTGGGCGAGCACTCGCGGCCCAGCTCGATGAGCCGGATGGGCAGATCACCTGGTTTGCGAAGCAGCTGCAGATCATCTTCCCGAATCCGCTCAACACTTCGGAGCTCGTCAACCTAGAGGCCAACAACGCCGACACCTTCGTCACCACCAAAGGCCGCGGTGTGGTGTGGCTTGGTCAGTCGGTCGAGGGTGAGTTCATGGACGTGCAGACGACCACCGACTGGACCCAGTCCAGGGTTGGTGAGGCCGTATTTGCGATCATCGCAACGACGCCCACCAAGCTCCCGTTCACCGACGCCGGCATTGCATCGGTCAAGTCTGAGACGCTTGGCGTGCTGCTGCTAGGCGTGACCAACGGCCACTTCACCGCAGACAACCCGCTGTTCCCACGCGTGACGGTGCCGAGGAGCGTGGACGTTTCGACAGCCGACAAGAACGCGCGCATCCTACGTGGCGTTTTGGGCGAGGCGATCTTGCAGGGCGCCATCCACCAAGTCATCATCCGGGTGAACATTGAGGCATAGATCATGGCCGACACATACGATCCGAAAAGCGTACTCATCAACTTCGGCGGAACGTCGATCAAGGACGGCATCGCTGACGGCACCTTCGTGTCCGTTGTCCGCAATGCGCGAACTCGAACGGTTCGCGTGGGCTCGGACAGCGGGGCCACCATCATGGTGGACCCAAACCGCAGCGCGGTTGTCCAGCTGACCTACCTGGCTGGTTCGGCAACGAACACCGTGCTCGACAAGATTCGGGAGAGCGAGGACGCGACCCCGGCGATCTACAAGGTCGGCACATTGTCGATTGAGTACCTCAATGGCGACACGGCTGTCGTCGACAACAATGCGTTCATCGACGGACCGCCCGACATCACTTATGAAACTGGTGAGTCGACGCGGACTTGGACAATCATCTGTCCGAACGTTACGATGAACGCCAGAGGCACGGACTCGCCGATTCGCATCGGGGCGTAGTCTATGGTGGCGATTAAGACGCCTGCCACCGTCTACGATCCTAGGCGCGTGGTTGTCACCTTCGGACTCTTGCCGATACGCGGCTATGCGCCTGGACGATTCATCACTGCGCGCCGGGACGTCTCGACGTGGAGCACGGTCGATGGCACCAATGGTGAGTTCAAGCGGAGGCGCAGCCGCAAGAAGAGCGGCACGGTCGAGTTGGTGCTGCGCGGGACAGCGCCAATCAACCGGGCGCTTGGCATCATCGCCAAGTTCGACGAGCGGTCGGGCAACGTGTTCGCCAAGCTGGCGATCACGGACACCCTGAATGGCGGGCTGCTCTTCAGCGGTGAGGCGTACATTGAAACCTTCCCCGACATGGTCTATGGTCAGCAAGAGGGTGACGTCACCTGGCGGTTTAGATGCGATGAATTGAACCTGACATACCCGGGTCTGTCAGCCGAGACGCTCGCCCTAAGAATTGGGTCTTCCTAATTCGACTAGCAAAATCACACTCCCAAAGTGAAGCAAGATGAGAGAAGCAGAATCAAAAACAATCGACGGCCACAAGTACCGATGTCAAATGATGTCGGTACGCAGTGCGCACCAAACTTTCCTGAACCTGTGCAATACCATTGGTGAGCCAGTTGTAAAAGCAATTGCCGATGGTGCAGCCGACATGGAAGGCGATGCGATTCGTCTCATAGTCATGGCCATCACTGCCGCAGCGCAGAACCTTGAGGGCGGGCCTGGTGATCGGCTCATCGAGTCCGTGTTCAATGGTGTGTCCTACCTCGACGAAGAGACCGACGCGAAGCCAGGATTTGCGCTTAAGGCGTGGGATGAAGACTTCGAACGGCACTTTAAAGGGCATCTGTTCAGCATGTACAAGGTATGGGCCTGGTCGGTGGAGGTGAACTACCGAGATTTTTTAGAAGGAGCCCAAGGCCTTGGGGGCGACAAGACGGTGGGCCTGGTAAAGCAAGGACTGAACTTCCTCCAAACGCCGACCTCGGCATCTGGTCCATCGTCTTCAACGAGCAGCTGAGCGTGGGCTTGGTGGAGATTGAAACTCAATGGAGCATCAACGACCTGGCGAACGCGCACGAGATGATCAGCTGGAAAAACGCTCGTATACTCGACGAGCAGAAGGCCCAAGCGCTGGTGAGGAAGGCCAACGAGGCGGGTCGTCGATGAGCGAGATCTTCCGAGGGGCTCGCTATACCTTCGGCGGGCTCATCGTGGCGACGCTGTGGAGCCTTGGCATGGTGGAGTTCGTCGAGTGGAAGCTGGGCTACAATGCAGATCAAATGGCGATCGAGCTAGCCGCGGACGACAAGAGCTTGATGCGATTTGGGCCTGACCCTGATGCGAGCGACGCTGAGGTCCAGCGATACAACGAGCAGAAGGCCCAGGCAGGAGAGTAGATCATGGCAGCCAAGGTCACAGTCCGAGAACTCGTCACCAAGCTTACTATTGGTGGAAACGCCACCGATAGGCTGGCTAAGTTCGGTCTGGCCATGAATGGTGTCAAGGCTGGGCTCGGCATCCTGGTCGGCGTGGTCAAGGCTGCCAGCAGGGCAACGCTCGGGCTAGTGGACGACGTGACCTCGCTCGGTGATTCGATCGCCAAGACCTCACGGCAGATCGGTATATCTGCGAGGTCATTCCAGCGCCTTAGCTTCGCGGCTGACCGCTCTGGTGCGTCCGCGAGGTCTCTTCGCAAGGGACTGCTGAATATTTCGAAGAATCTCAGGGATGCAGAGATCGCGGCAGGCAAAGGCAAGGGCACGGGGTTCACTGGAGCCCTGGCTGAGCTTGGATTGCGATTCAAGGATTTGCAGGGTCTGAGTCCAGAGAAGCAGCTCGGACTGCTTGGCGATGCACTCAACGGGATCACCGACAAGAGCCGGCGAGCGGCGCTTGCTCAGCAGCTGCTTGGCGTAAGGTCGGGTCCGGAGCTCGCCTCCCTTTTGGCTGAGGGCACGGGCGGTCTCAAGGCGCTAGGCGACGAAGCAGAGCGCCTCGGACTGGTGCTGGACGACAAGGCTCTCGCCGCGTCCGAAGCATTCCAAGACAGCATGACGGACCTCAAGGCGGTGCTGACAGGCGTCAAGAACACCATTGGTGTTGCCTTGATTCCCATCGTTGAGAAGGCCGTAAAGAACTTCAAGGACTGGATTCTTGCAAACAAAGACTTTATAAAAATAAACTTCGAGAAAGTTGTCAAGGCCCTTACAGGCGCGTTTGATGAACTGATCAAGAACTCGGATAAAATAGTTTCCGGATTCGAAGATCTCGTGAACCTTGGACGTGGCGTATTCGACTTCTTCTCGGGCCTGATAGAACTTGTCGGCGGGCTCAGCAACGCGATCAAGATTGCGGCTGCCGGGTGGGTTGCCTACAAAGCGGCCATGATAGCAGCTACGGCTGGTCTGTTGCTGAATCCCTTTGTGGCGCTGGGGGTTGCACTGGCTGGGATTGCGGCGGCGCTTGTACTGATTGAAATTGAATCTGAGAATGCGAGAAAGGCCTTACTCAATTTCCAGTCAGTCTCATCAAAGGCCGACAAGCCAGTAGATGAAAAGCAGGCACGGTCTGATGCAAGTGCGATAGCGAGGGGCATAAGATCAGGCCAGGGCGTTGACAGGTCAGTTCGTAAAAGACTTGCAGGCACATCAAGAGCTCAGCTGAACAGAACGTTTGGCAGGGCAGAAGCTCTGATAGCAAGAGGGACCGAAAGAGTCGCAGGACCATTCGGCTCAACTGTTGTTAGGCGCGTCAGTAGGGGAAATCTACCAGGCGAGGTAGATGCCTTGAGGGCACTCGAGGCAAGAACGCGAGCAGACAGGGACGCGGCAAGGGAGGCGATCGCCAGGGAGTCGGAGATCGATGCCATGTTCGCTGAGAATATTGGCGATATCTCGACACCTGTACCTGTCGGTGCTACTGGCGGAGGTCGAAGGTTCCGGCCAATTAGCGAAGGCCTCGGCAAGGGCAAGAAGGGCACAGACGAAAGCCTCAACGACATCCTCATCGAAGCCATCAAAAGCGGGCAGTTGCCTGAGTCCGCGGCGCTGCTCACAAGCACTCAGCCGCCCATCATCATCCCAATCACCAACATCACTGTCCAGATGGAGGTCGATGCATCGACGGAGATCAACGGCATCGCCGGCGAAGACGTCGAGTCATTTGGTGAGCGCGTGCGCGATGTCGTAGTCGAGGCGCTCGGCACTGAGATGCGCGACGCCATGGACCAGCTGAGGCCGCAACTAGCGAGGTAACACCATGGCTGAAAGCGATATCATCATCGTCCCTCAGGACCAGACGGTCAACGATCGCCTCGTGGTGCTCTCTGACTTCCAGACGCGTCGGGGCTATCGGTTCGACGCGGTTACTCAATACGGTACCCAGCGATCGTACAGGCCTACCAAGCACTCAGTGCCGAGTGGTGCGGCGATCACCGACCATGTGTCGAGGGACCCACTCGTGTTCCGGCTGGTGGGCGTGCTCACGCCGTACAACGTCGTGTCCCTGGCTGGTGTAGGAGGCGCATTTGCCAGCGCTGTGGAGGGCTCGGACGCTCTAGAGGCCGCATTGCTGCAAGGTTCAGATTCAGCGCTAGATCTCATCCGGAAGAACCGCGACCAGCTGGTCCAGTTCGCCGACGAGTTTACGCTGCTGACGGTCCTGGGCAACGAGTTCCAGTATGCGAACATGATCATCACCAGGATCAACGACCCGAAGACGCCAGCTCTCGGCGACTCCTACCAGCTCACGGTGTCGTTCCGAGAGATTCGAATCGCGTTGGAGTCGTCTCGCATCGCTCCGCTCATCGACGCGGACGCGGACTCGCTCGGCGGCGGCGAAGTAAAGGATGTGGGCCAATGACCACGCAGACTCTCACGACCCCGCCCGTGCCATGGCCCTCGAAGTGGCGCAACTCTTACGAGCTGGACGGCCGGGTGTACTGGTTCTTGGTGACGTGGAACGACCGCGACGGCTATTGGTACTTGGCCGTGGGGTCGAGCGATCTCGTGTCTCAGGCGCAGGGCGTGACGCTGCACCTCGGCACGGACAAGCTGAGGCCGTTCAAGTATGGCGAGATTCCGCCGGGGCGACTCGATGTCGTCGACACCAGTGGCAAGTTCATCGAGCCAACACGTGCGGACATGGGCGCCCGCGTGTTGCTGCAATACACAGACTTTGAGGAGATCGTTCCCGGCAGTCGTGAGCTGTTCCCCATGGAGAGCACGCCACCGTCATAATGCAGTGGCTACGGAAAATCACGGTCGAGTATGGCCAGAACATCCCAGGGTCCGCCCTCGGGCCGTTGAACCCGTGGTCACTTACGTCTGAGGTCGACAGCGACTTCAGGATTCAGTTCCGGTTCACGCGGTCGAACACGAACCGCGCGGACACGGGCCGGCTCATCATTTACAATCTCCCGCCTGAGTTCCTGTCTGACATCCGCTCGGGCGTGCAGGAAGCGAACGACGACCGGCTGCGAATCCTTGAGGGACCCAAGTTCAAGGGCGACCTCGACGGGCGCAACAACGAGCTGAGGATTCTTGCCCAGGCGAACTTGGTCAAGGTCTATGCCGGGTACAAGGACGGCACCAAGCTCATCTTTACGGGCGACATCACGAGCATCAACATGAGCTCAATGATGTCGGACAACGATATCATCACGACGATCGACCTGGGCGACACCATCATTCCGCTCAAGTACGGCTGGCTGAACAAGACTTTCGCGGGCGGGTCGAGGCTGGACGATGTGCTGAACTCGATCCTTAAGTCTGCAGGCGTATCGGCGTCAGAGCAGGCGAAGAAGTTCCAGCTTGAGACCATCGCTGGAGTTGAGGTGGCAGAGTTTAAAAACGGGATGGCCGTCATCGGCGGCATCAAGCGCAACCTCGACTCGATCGTCGCGCGCTACGGTGTGCAGTGGTTCATCAAGGATGGCGAGTTCTTCTTCATGGCGCGCGGAGCTTTGATCGATGACTTCGCGATTCGCCTGGACCTGGGCGACAACGTGCTGCGGCCGGTCAGCGACCTCGATGGCGACAGCGTCAAGTTCACCATGTTGCTGGATGGTGACATGTTGCCCGGTCGGGGGTTCCGAATCTTCGACGAGAACGGACAGCCGACATCGAAGTCAGGCTACCGAGCGGACACGGTGACGTACATCGGGGACACCCACGGAAATCCATGGTATTGCATGGTGGAGGGCATCAGCATCGACGACAAGGGATTCCCCCCGGCGCTCGCTCTCACACCTGACCAAGCTTTCACCACTGAGAGTGTGGCCGTACCATGACACAGGGACCAGAGACACCCTACTCGTACAGCATGCGTCGGCCGACGCTGGTCGACGTGATCTCTGCGGCGAATCGCAGCAATAGTCTGGATCTGCGTGTCGCCTTCCCTGCGACCGTGACTGAGGTTCAGGACGGCGGTGCTCGTGTCAAGCTGCTGCCGGACATCAAGAATGTCATCAACACCGAGACGGGCGAGGAGATTATCGAACAGGCCGAGCTCTCCGAGATGCCGGTCTGGACCTACGGCCAAGGGTCTGACGATGGTGGGTACATGCAATTCCCCGTGCGCGTGGGGGACAAGGGCATGGTCATCGTCAACGACCGCAGCATAGGCGGATGGTACGAGACGGGGATACCCGACCAGCCTGCGGGCTACCACACGCACAACGTCATCGATGGGATATTCATTCCCGGTCTTCGCGATAGCACGCGAGCTCTGGCTCAGGACTCGACGGCGGCTGTTCTCGAGCATGATTCGATTAAGCTTGGTGCGACTGCTTCACTTGGTGCAGCTCGGACTACGGACGTAGTCGATGCCACACCGGACATGATTCTCTGGATGGAGGCGGTTGCCACTGCCATCCTTGCCATCCCAGGGCCGAAGATTCCATTCCCGGCGAGCTTCGCTACCATCACCGGCGGGTCAGAGAAGACGAAGATCGAATGAGCGATTTCAAAATAGCCGACGGTCTTGTGCCCGTGCTCAGCCCAGACACAGCGATCGTGATCACCGCAACGGGCACGACTGCCCATGTCGTCCCGGCCGGTCAGACGTTTGTCGAGATCAAGGCCTGGGGCTCAGCCGGAGCCGGTGGTGGTGGGACAACCTCAGGTGGGACCGGTGGGTCTGGAGGCGGAGGCGGCTTTGCCCACGCAACCCAGATCTCAGTCACACCAGGCGAGACACTCGACGTCATCGTCGGCATAGGTGGCAGCCCAGGATTCGGCGACGGCTCCGAGTCTGCTGCGGCCGGAGGCGGTGGCGGTCGGACCTGGGTTCGGCGACCCGGCGGATCGATCAACCTCCTTGAGGCCGGTGCGGGCGGAGGCGGAGGCGGCTCTGACAGCTCGCCAGGGACGGGAGTGACCGGCGGAGGCGGAGCAGGTGGTGGTGTGACTGGCCAAGCTGGTGAGGCCTCAGGCTCGTCGACAGGCGGCGGTGGAGGAACTCAGGTCGCTGGCGGTGCCGGTGGCGTAGGGTTCGACCAGGTGGGCATAGCCGGCAGCGCTGGGACTGGCGGAGACGGTGCTCACGACACGGGCACAGGCGGCGGAGGAGCAGGTGGGGTTACAGGCGGTGGCGATGGCGGCAACGTAGCAGCGACAACGTCTGCAGGCGGTGGCGGTGGTGCTGGGTTCTTCGGTGGCGGTGGCGGTGGAGAGTCTTTCAGTTTCAACGGCTCGGGCACAGGCGGCGGTGGTGGGTCGGGCATGACGACGGGCACCGAGCAGGCCAATGATCAGGGGCTAGACGCAGTCGGAGCTGGCGGCAGCGACCCGGACCGACCGTCCGGCGTAGGCACTGGTGGCCTGGGCGGGTTTGTCGGCACGGGGTTTACGGGCCAGGCCGGCACCAATGGTGCGGTCGCTCTCATCTACACGGTGACGACGTTCGAGCCTACGACGAACGACCTAGTCATCGAGAACGACGCGCCCACGCTCGTCGAGGGCATCGACCTGATCGCTCAGCACGTCCGGTCAATCCTGCTCATCTGCCAGGGCGAGTGGTTCCTCGATCTCGCCGCGGGCACGCCATGGTTCCAACGGGTCCTCGGTCACCGGTTCAACGCCGGACAAATCAACATCACGGTACGCGATGCGATCCTATCGGTCGACGGCGTCGCGTCCATCCAAGACATCGTATCAACCCGAGGCGCAGGGCGCAGGGTGGCGGACGTCAAGGTTACTGTCCTGACCGACCAAGGCGCTGAAGTCATAGTCGATGCAGAGGTCCCCTAATCATGCCACTCGAACAAACAACTACAGGCCTGGTGATTCAGGACATCGCTGAGATCAAGAGCGAGTACGAGGAGTCATTTCGACTGCTGTTCGGGGCTGACGTTTCGCTTGGGGTCGACTCGATATTCGGCAAGCAGATCGGCATCCAGGCCGAGCGCGAGGCGCTGATTCAGGCGCAGATGCAATTCATCCAGGCGAGCTTATCGCGCGACAAAGCCCAGAATGCGAACCTCGATGCGGTCTCTGCCCTGACCGGCTCTGACCGACGGGGTGCACAGCCGTCGACGAGCTCGGCGGGTCGAGCCACAGGCACGGACACCACGATCGTGCTCAACGGCAGCACGGTCATCCAGCAGAACGACGCACTCGACGTGTGGACGGTCATCGACGGGACGGATGGCGTGTCGCCGTTCGGCTACGAGATCGGCACCGTTGTCTCGGGCGAGGTGACTGGCGTCATCATCGAGTCGGTCGCTACGGGCGAGAAGGCCTTCTCGTCGGGGACTGATTTCGTGATCGGGTCGCCCATCGCGGGATGGGTTGGGTTCAACATCACCCGCGACATCGAGACCTTCGAGACCGGCCAGGACGTCGAGCAGGATGGTGAGTTCAGGGACCGCGGTCGCGACGAGCTGTTCGCGGGCGGCAACGACATCAGCGGAATCAAGGCCGTCATCACCAAGGTGGTCGGCGTGACCGAGGTCCAGATCTTCGAGAATCGCGACTGTACGACGATCGACGGCGACGGAATCGAGCCTGGCCACGTCGAGTCGATCGTGACGGGCGGGAGCGACCTCGACGTAGCGACGGCCATCCTGCTGCGGGTTCCACCAGGGACGAGCTTGCAGGGCACGACGTTGTTGGTGCTGGCGGACAGCGAGGGCAATCAGATCGACATCCGATTCACGAGGCCGGCGGCTGTAGAGATCACAGTCGAGGTCACCATCAGCAACTTCTCGGCAGAAGGTACGCTGCCCGAGAACTTCGAGGCATTGGCCGAGGCTGCAATACTTGAGTTCGGAAACACCAACGCTCGGGTCAGCCAGGACGTTCTGTTCCAGCAGTTCATTGGGCCTGTAGCAACTGCGATACAGGACACATTCACTGGCAAGTTTAACTACGACTTTATCGACTCAGAGATAAGCACGGGCGGCCCGACGGCCAACGCGAACATTCCAATCGGCATCCGTGAGCGCGCCGACTTTGACAGCTCGCGCATCACCGTAATACTGGCGTAATCATGGCCAACGAAGACGCGAAGTTCACGATCAACGACCACGTCGAGAAGGCGCTGGCCCGACTGCCGACGATGCACGACGAGTCGACGCTGCTTCGTGGCATACTTTCGATCTACTCGGCTCGAATCCAGATCTTGGACAACGTCCTTCGCGGCATCACGGCGGACGCGCTGTTCACCATCAGCACTGCCGTTGGTGTGCAGCTCGACCAGATCGGCACCATCGTGGGCATCGCTAGGGAAGACAGGAGCGACGCCGAGTACCGCATCATACTTCGCACTCAGGCCTTGCTCGTACTGCCTGAGCGGCGGACGCAGGCTCGTCTGATGGAGATCGTCCGGTCGCTGATGGACACGGACCCGGGGGCGATTGTCTACCAACAGCTGCCGCCGAAGAGCTACAAACTTACCATCGCCACGGCGACTCTAGAAACTCTGCTCTCGTGGGTGCCCATCCTACGAAGGACTAGGCCGGCGAGCTACGTCGCACTACTTGGATGGACTGCCGCCAATCACATTACTTACGGCGACGCAGCCGCGTTGGCCATTCCGAAGACGTGGCACGGCTACGGAGACGCGAGTGGCACAGTCGTTGAAGTATATCACGGCCTAGGTGCTGCGATCGATTTTTAGAGATACACTCCCATGGCCACACGACCATCAATCACAGTCAATGTCCGAGCCTCTGACGCGACCTACACGACCGGAGACCCTGCGCTCATCACCACTGCGACCAAGATCGCTAGGGCTGGGGCAGACATTGCGGAGGGCTACAAGGTCGACACGCTCGTCAGCCCACAGGCAGTGTTCGCGCAGAACAAAAACTTCGAGGACAACCGAAACGACCAGTGGGTCGAGTGGGTGAGCTTCGGTTCGAACGCAGCTGGGGGCGATGCTCACATCGTCGAGACTGATTCGGGCGGCGACATCAATGTCGTTGGGGTGAACTGTAGCGACGTACGTGTGACGCCGAACACTGGCACTGACGGGATTGAAGTAACAACGTCAGGCGGTTCGAAGGGTCTTGAGGTCCTTCAGGATGCGACGAGCGCAGATCATGGTGTCAATGTGACATCTACACTCGGCGCGGCTGCGCCAGCGTTCTTCGCTGGCACCGTGAGCAATGTCGGATTTCTTGTCAGCCACGGCAGTCTAGCTGGAGTCAGCATCGGGTCGGTTGCTAATGGTGGAGTCATCGGCCCCAACCTCAAGCTGAACTCGAACACACTCGACCCGACCGACGACAATGTCGGGACGTTCTGGACTCGGGAACAGAACAGCATCGACAATGTGAAGATGGGCATGGGTAGCTCGGCAGGCTACCCTATCATTGCGAAGAACGCACCATGCTATGCGAGGAGTGGCGAGGGCAGCTTCAACCTATCAGGGTCGCAGACCGACCAGACTATCCGGTCAACCTTCTCATTCAAGACTGACCAGATTCCCCAGGATTCAGACCAGGTTCGTGTGACTATCTGGGGCAGCATCTCACTGTCTCCATCTCAGAATAATACGGTAACGCTCAAGGTCCGAGACACGACCGCGGCGAACGTGACCATATGCAACCTCATCATTGAGTCCCCTCCGCATACGACCGGCACTGTGTCCGTAAGCCAGTCTGCTACATTCTCGCAGACGTATACACTGCCATCATTTGGGGCAAGAAGCTTCGATCTTGTCTGGACCGGAGACGTGACCGGATCCGATGGCACGTTCCGTGGCTTCGTCGAGATCGAACAGCTCCGCGGATAGAGTTCCCTGTTGCTCACTTGGGAGTGTGTGTCAGGCGCCCTCGGCCAGGCGTTGTCTGGTCGGGGGTTTTTATTTGAGGATCACCCCGACCACGACCGCGACCCCGACCGCGACCCCGACCGCGACCACGACCCCGACCGCGACCGCGACCACGACCCCGACCGCGACCACGACCACGACCGCGACCACGACCGCGACCCCGACCACGACCACGACCGCGACCCCGACCGCGACCACGACCCCGACCGCGACCACGACCACGACCACGACATCATCGCAGGCTTCACTTGGTCTCCGGGACGCTATGGTTCCATGGCCACGCGTCGATGATCGAGTCCAGATTAATGCAGCAGTTCACAGGCGAGCTCTCAAACTCAGAGACCGTGCCAGTGTTCAGGCACTCAGAGAACCTGCCAGAGTCTGCAAGCCAGCCACAATCTTTGAGCGTGACGAACTTGCCATCATTTTCCGAGACGGTCCCGATGTGATGATAGGTGACCGTGCGAATTAGGACCTTCGATCCGGCGCTCAGGATTGGATTGGCCGAGCTGGGCGATGCAGGCGTATCACCGTCTAGTAGCAGGCCGATTAGCTTGATGATTGTGTTTTTGTTTTCCATGATTGTCCTTGAATAGGTGGAGGCATCGCACCCCCATGGACCTTTGGTCTCGTCAAACCCTCTACGCTGGGGTCGCTGCGTCCCGTCTTTCCGGGCTGTCCGCGGGCCTCTCACCCGCACGAACGCTGCCTAGTTTGAAAGTGACATCAGCGTTTCAGTCCTCACTTGTGCTCCGGGCAGGTATCGAACCTGCGTAGTCAGCTGACGGGCGTGCAGTACTGCAGTCCCTGGGGTGCCTCCCCCACCGAAGCTAGGTGCCCGTCTTTCCGGGCTGTCAAATGTTCGCCTGTTGTGCGGCCGCACACGCTAGCTAAGCCATGGAACATCAAACGTAGGCTTGTGCTCATCGAAGGACTCGAACCTCCGACCCACCCCCGGTTGTTACCCGGTGATTGCTCTTTCCGACTGAGCTAGATGAGCAGGTTCCCGCGCGAGCCCATCGCATTTCTTTCTTGTTGCGAACGCGCGAGATACCGGTCTCTGAATCGGGCCTGACAAGTCCCCCCTGTCAAACCTGTAAGTGTTCCTCCATCAGTCCGGCTGCGGGTGATAGGGTACCATACCCGGCTCTGCCCGCTGACCTGTGAGAGTGTAGCTCAGAATGGGATGTCGTCGTCTTCTGGGCCAGGGGGCATGGGCTGCCCACCGAACCCGGATTTCGTGTCGACCGAAAACACTGGACCGGCGGTCGTGATCTCCCGGGAAGACTCCTCAGTCATTTCGTCGCAGCTGTCGATGTCGCTGGTAGGCTTGCCATCGTAGTCGTCGCCGTCGATGATATTAACCATGCACTCTAGGCCAATTACCTTGTCGACGGAGATGGACCCGGGCTCAATACCAAGTGCCCCGCATGTCCGGGCGAGCTTCCAAAGCGAGTTCGAAGTTAGCGGATGGTAGAACTTGCGCTTGAGCACCTTGCCTCCACCCACGTCGACCTCGAACTCGAACACCAGCATCGGGTTGCCAGACGACTGACTCACAGCCTGAGCGAACCCGATGACCTTCCCAGGGTACGCGCCGGGTGGAGCGTGGAAGACCTTGACCTCGACACCGCTGAAGTCTGGGATGGTGATGGAGCTTCCGCCTGGGGATGCGCCGCTGCCGTTGAATGCGTTGAGCTCTTTGCGTACTGAATCGTTTGACATATCTTATTCCTCAATCTTGGCGCGCCCTGATTCGAGTGCGCGGTTGTAGATGTCCCGGATGGCGGGCAGTGTTGGGTTGGTGACTATGGCTCCGAGCTCCTTGCGAAACTCGTCGTTGCGTACGCGGGCGAAGTTCACCCCGCTCTGTTGCGTGAGCATGACGACACGGCATTCGTTATCGCCGTCGGCCGGCATCTTCCTGAGTGCGAACACGTTGTCACACCCCGCGATAATCTTGACAGGCAATCCACCAGGTAGGTTGAGCGTCACCGCTGTGACCACGTCGTCGACCTTGACCTCCTTCTCCAGCGCGATGAAGATGACATGCATCTCCAAGCTGTCGAGCAAGTCGAAGTATCGCTCCACTGACTTGCCGAGGTCGCCGTAGTCGCTCAGCTCAATCTGGTCGACGCCTCCGCGCCGTGGCTTCTTGGCATGCTTCTTTGCGACGATGCCGTGGAGAAGTATCTTGCCCATCTTCGTGAGCGAGTCGATGACCAAGCACTTGCAGCTGGCGAACGACCCGGCACCGCTGGCCGCGGCTAGTATGACCTTCTCAATTTGCTCAGGCGTCTCAACCTTGGGCGTCATCAGCAGATCCTTGCCACCCCAGCGGACCGACTGTAGCCCGCCCTCGATGTTCATCACCACCGTTGGCGAGAACCCAGGGTCACCAGCGCCGGAGCATGCAAGAGTAGTCTTGCCCGAATCCGGTGGTCCGTAGATGAGTATGCGAAGGTAGTCGGATTGCTGGCTAATTGGGAGTAGGTTCATAGTCGCTCCTGATTTGGTAAAGGGTTCCTCTAATGTGTGCCACGTCGTGCCCCTTGAGCTCGGCCATGCAGAGATGTCGCATGTCGCACGTCCGGCAGATGGTGGGGTTGAGCACCCTGGGCTGGGGCCTCGGGTCATGGTGGGCTTCGACGACGCGCTCAGCTAGCAGCTCGATGCCCTCCCACGTGTTGGCGAGCTCAGTCCTCGATCGCCGAGTCCAGGTCCAGCGCTCGAACTTGGGTAGCTTGTCCTCCATCTCCGCGTAGTCCGCGGGGTTGAGCCCGAGCCGCTGGATGGTGTCGAGGTACGTTGGCCAGTCGCACGATTGCGACTTCATTCGGGACAGCGCTCCCTTTTTTGTGAGCTTCGGCGGGGTCGTGGGCTTCGACTTGGTCTGGTAGTGGGCGACCCCGGCAATGCGGCCGAACGCGTCGCCTGCCGCGTACTGGTAGCTCGACAGCTGGTAATCGTAGCCCAAGGCCTCGTCGTCGTCGAACGCCTTGCGAACCTTCAGGTCGACCATCCACACACCACTATTCTTCGCGCGTGGCACCCAGTCGAGGAACCCGATGAACCCGTGCTCATGGGCTCGGAGTGTGTGGCGAATCTCGTATTGCACGCCGAGCTTGCCGTCCTTGTCGCGCATCGTCTCCCACTTGCTGGTGTCGAGTTCGAGGTCGGTGACCACCCGCTTGGCCACGTCGACCGCAGTGAGTAGGGTCAACTCGGACTCAGCCTGGAACTCCGAGCTCATGGCCAGTGCCTGCGAGACGCCGGGCCCCTCCGCCCAAGCCTGGTACGCCTCGTCGATGGCCATGGTGGAGAGTTGGGCACAGGTTGCGATCGTGTCCTCCTCACGTCCAATCAGAGCGCCCTCTAGGCCCGCGTCGACCAGAGACCCCGTGTACAGGGCTACGCTCGGCCTGATGCTCATGAGGCCCAGGACGTAGCGGTACCACCACAGCTTCGGACAGCGCAGGAAGCAGCTGAACTGGCTGTAGCTGAAGGGACGGTCGAGGGCTGGCATTAGTCGTTCTCCTCGCTAATTATCCACCAGCCCTGAGTGTTCGCATAGTCGCCGCCAGCAGTTGACATCTTGTCGGCGGGCAGCTTCCCAGCAGCAACCGCCAGTGCAATCGACCGCAGACGGTTCTGATGGCCCTTGACGAAGTTCGTGCCCTCGTCGACATCCTTACCGCATCCGCACAGGCATCCGGTCGAGCGTGGCTCGAAGCCGGCGTAGCGCTTCGCGGTCGCGTCATGGTCCGGCTCCTTTGACTTCGGCCTGGTGCGCTTCTTGGGGGCGGATTTACTGCACCTCTCCTCCTCAACGCAGACTGCGATCCGCTCAAGTACACCTCGCATCTGCTCGTCAATGTCTGAGCGCTGTAGATTGTATTCGCCTTCCACCTCGTCAGACCGAGCCATCAACTTGGCCCTCTCCTCAAACAATGCTTTCAATTCATTCGCCATGCTATTGCCACTCCTTGATTGCCGATTCAATATCAGCGCCGCCGGTGCTGCTGGGCTCATCGTCGCAAGTCCAAGAGCGCCCGCCGCCCAGGGTGGATGGAGCGACAACATATGCCCCATCCGAGTGGACGCCAATTCCATTTACAGAGCCAGTGGTCAGGCCCTCTGCATATTTGTAGTATAAATGGCATCCGTTGTTTGGGGTTGTGGCCATCAGCGTCTTCGGGAAAAGATCGCGCACAAGCTCGTCATCTACTTTAATTCCGTCAATATCCAGGACCACAAGACCTGAAATCTTTCCGGTGACAATGGCCACTCCAGCATCAGGCCACTGATTCCACCACTCTCGAATCTGAGCCTCATCGGCCGCCTTGGTTTGAAATCCGGACCAGACCACGAGCGGCTTCTTGCCGCAGCCGTCTGGGCTAATGGGGATGACTGACCAGCCGCGAGCTGCGTAGCTGAGCGCTGCCTCAAGTGTTTCGTTTGCTGCTTCCATCGGGATACCTATATTGCACCAGCCACCCGCAGTGTCAAGACCTTTTCGTATCTTTGTTTGTCATCGGTCAGCCGAACGCGGTCGGATTCATGCAGTCGGTCGAACGCCGCGCGGAGCGGGCTCGGCAAGCCGTGCACTTCATCAGGGCCGATAGTCGCCTTCTCAAGCATGGCAAACACCACATCCTCGCGCTTCTGCTCGTCCGGCGTCAGCTGGGTCTGGATGTCTATCTGCGGCATGATGTTCGGGGGAATCATCAGGTGCTCGTCGTCCTCGATCTTGCGGTCGGGGTCGATGAGTGCCTTCATACCCTTGTGGTCGAGCTCAGATACGCGCGTGTCGAACCGCCACTCGCCAGGGTCTTCGCTACTGCCGTCGAAGATGTCGAAGTCGACGCGGATGGGGTCCTTCGCTTCACCATCCTTACTTCGTCGCTGAATCACCACAGATCGAGGCATGCCCTCGATATTGCTGAACGCCATGCTCGTCTCGTTGGCCGCGTTGAGAAACTGACTGCCGTGCAGGCCGTCGCGTGAGCCGGAGCCGCGGCTGGCCTTGCTCGTGTGGTGGACGATCATGAATGTGCACCTGTAAATATCCCTGAGCTTCTTGAGCTCAATCAAGTACTGGGATGCTGCCTCCATGTTATTTTCTGTAGACACCATTGAGTAGAACGGGTCCAAGAAAAACGCGACCGGCTTGTGCTTGATGAGCAGGCGTTCAATCTTGGCCATCGCTCCGGGTTTGTCGAATCGAAAGTCGCGCTTTTCGTATAGCTTGATTTTAGATCTCTCCTTGTGACAGTCCCACGTGAATATACCGTTTTCGATCCTCGGTTTCTTCAGCCCAGTCCTGCCCGCCCAGATGGTGGCGATGCGCTCTGACGTGGTGATGTGGCTGTCCTCCTGCTGGAAGATGATGACCGTGCCCGTACGCTGGGGCCTGGCGACACCAAGAAACGGTGTGCCCTGAGCGATGCTCACGGCCAGGTCGAGCTCGCCCCATGACTTGTACGAGCCAGGCGGGCCGAACAGAAAGCCGATGGTGCAGTCGGTGAGGAAGCCGGGTATCAGCCACTGGACCTCCTTGCCGCCGTGCTTGAGGGCGTAGTCGTCGAAGTCGATGAGTTCGAGTTCGTCGTCTCCTTCGGTCGGGGCCTCGATCTCGCCGGACTTGATGGCCTGTTTCGTGGCGTCGTCTCGCTTGCGGGCTTCTCTGCCGCAGATGCTGCGGACTGTGCGTTCGACTTCGGCGTAGTCGAGGGGGTTGGCTAGCTTCGCGTTGGCGTCAATGCAGACCTGAAGGACGCCCTCGTGAATGACGCCCTTGCCTGCGTAGTACCCCGCCAGCTTGGTGAGGTCGTTGTTGCGAGTCCCCTCGGATGAGCCACCGAGCTGCGTGTCCATGAGCCAGGTCTCGCGCTGGGGCTGAGCGAACAGCGGCGAGTTGTCCACCCCGTTCGCATGCCCATTCAACTTCTCTCGATCCGACTTGGATGGCGACAGCTCAATTGTCTTGGCGACGGTGATGGTCCCCGGCTTGTCGTCGAGGTCCCACTCGTAGGCGTTGCCCGACTCGTGCTTGCTCGGCGGGGCCACGACGTAACCGCCCTCGGCTCGGACGTCCACACCATTGTCGCCGGTCCGGTTGCGCGCACCTTCGACGTAGGTGTAGTAGTGGTGCTGCCCTCCGCCGCCGGTGTTGACGACCATGTCGGTCGGCGGGAAGCCGACGTCGGTGCCGCCGTGCTTTGGGTCGACATCCATCACCACCAGCTTGGATAGCTTGCCTGTGACGATGCCGACTCCGGCGTCGGGGAATGATTTCCACCAAGCTCGTATCTGTGTCTCGTCTGCTTTTCTGGTCTGCCACTCTTCCCACCGCACCAGCGGCTTCTTCATATTGCCCCTGCCCGATATCGGTATGACGGAATAGCCGTCCTTCGCATACTCGATTGCCGCCTCAAGACAATAGGTCATGGTGGCTAGACTTCGGCGGGGATGGCACTAGTGGTGGCGAGCATGAGACGAGCCTTCGAAGCTAGCACTCGCTTGATGATTTGGTCCAGCGGGTGGTCCGACAGGATGTCGTAGATCACGCAGGTGCTTTTCTGCCCCAGCCGGCAGATGCGGTCCTCCGCCTGGTCGCTGTTCGCCGGCGAGAAGTCGCGCTGCACAAACAGCAGGTGATGCGCTGCAGTCAGCGTGATGCCGACGCCGCCGGCCTGTATCTGCAGGCCGATGAGCTTTGTCTGACCGCTCTGGAAGTTGTCGACGATCTTCGCCCTATCCTCTATGGATGTGGCACCGATGATGAGCCCGCACCCGTACTTCTCGGCCAATGCTTCGAGCGGGCCGACGTTCGCCGAGAACACCACGAGCGCGTCGCCGCTCTCCACGAACCTGTCGACCGTCGAGAACATGACGGGGATCTTCGACTCGGCGAGCTTGCGCTGCACCGATGCGACGACCTCGTCGAACTTGTCGTTGAGGCTGCCCTCCTCGAACCGGCCCGATTTGGCCCGGTCCTCGTCCGTGCAAACAGGGGGGTGCTCGTGGTGTATGGTGGAGTAGGTCTTTTCGGGAATCTCCGGGGCGACAACTCTCCGGAGTCGCCGGAGACTTCGGCCGCGGAAGGCATCGCGCAACCCGTCCGGGTCGACGACTTGCTTGGCCCAGTAGTACGCGCCGTGCTCGTCCTTGACGCCCCCGAAGATGCGGTCGAAGTTCTGACGGTCGCCGAACATCCGCATCGCGAGCCCGACGCTCGACAGCGTACCCCACAGGTCCACGGGCTTGTTGGCCAGCGGAGTCCCGGTCAGGGCCCACCGGATGTCGAAGTGCGTCGAGAGCCGCTGGATGGACTCGGTACGGGCCGCGTCCGGGTTCTTGTAGAGGTGGGCCTCGTCGAGGATGATGACTGAGCCGGGCTGTGGGTTGGCGCTGGCGTAGTTGAGCCCCACGTTCTTGTGGTGCAGGCGGACCGCGTCGGGCGTCGCCACGAGAAACTCCCCAGGGATGACCCCGCGCAGGTGCTCGCGGTCAACAGATTCGAACTTCAAGTCAGGGCGCCAGAGCGCCGCCTCACGGCACCAGCCCAGCAGCAGGGAGCGAGGGGCCACGACGATGCCGAACGCCTGCTCAGGCAGAGCCATGAGCGCCTGAATGGTCTTGCCGAGGCCCATCTCGTCGGCGAGCAGGAAGTCACGGCTCATGGTGAGGACGGCCGAGCCCACATCCTGGAACGGATACATGTGCATTCCCTCGGGCTCCCGGACTAGCATGTGCTCCCGGGCCGACACCCTCATCACCCTGACCTCATCGAGCACATCGCTCGGCACCCGGTCGCCACACGCCCCCGCAGCCTCGGCAATCTTGTACATGTCCATCGCCGACACGATGAACCCATCACCATCAGCCTGCATGCGGACTGCCCTAGCTGCAGCCCTCGCGGCCTCGGGATTGCCGAACTCGATGCGGTAGCGGGCCCGGTGGAGCGTCGCTTCGTTGTGTCGTGTGGCTTTCATAGCGGCAGCCACCCGAACATGCGGTCGACGACAGCCTCAAGCGATGTCCCGTAGGCAACATGAGAGCCGATCGGAGTCTGCGGGTAGGCTTGGATCGAGTAGATGATGCCCGTGTCCATGCACTCCTTGATCACTCGCCCATCATCGTCGCTCGGGTTGGGGCAGACCGTCTCGAAGAAGTCCTCAATCGACTGGTAGCAAGTTGTATTCTCCCGCGCTGAGACAATGACCTCGCACTCGCAATGGTCGATGATGGCTTGCAGTTTTTCTAAGGTGTTCATGGGGAACTCCAGACAATACTCTTCCGCGTGCCAGGGCCACTCGTCCCACACGCAATGCCAGGGTGCGGCTACGCGGCCGGTACATCTACAAACCGCGCTCAGACATGACCGCATGCAAGATCTCTCGCGGCGCAACACCCATTGCCGCGGCCATCTCCTTCATCATCTCCGGGGATGGGTCTCGCTCGCCGAGCTCAATCGCGCTCAACATAGAGCGGCTAATGCTGTCACATAGGTCGCTCATTCCTTGCTGCGTTAGACCAGACTCCGCCCTCATGATTCGTATCTTAGATCCGGTCGCATAGACAATATCGATCTCCGGTACGCCCAGTGCAGATGATAGCTGTCCCAGCATATTGAACGTAACGTTGCGCTTGCCTGCCTCTATGCCTTTCACCGTTTCGACAGGGATGCCACTCCGCTTGCCAAGCATGGCCAGCGAAAGGCCCGCGGCCTGTCTCATCTTCTTCATCTCAGACATGTTTTCGTAGCATGGCACCGGGCGTGTCAGGTGTCAAGTCAACAGGTGGACACGTGCGCGAATGGCACCTGCTCGATCTTACTGCTTGCCACCGCTCGTGTCAGGGACAACGATGGATGCGTGGCTAACACACTCCCAACCGAAATCGCCTATCACCTTATCGACTCCACCGCGACCATGCTCGGCCGCACGCCTGAGTCAATCCAGGACACGCTCGATAGCTTCCCCGACCGTGACATCGCCGAAGTGCTTGAGGCCATGCAGAGCCTCGACACGCTCGACGCCGACACGCTCTCGGCCTACCTCACCAGTGAGCTCGTGCTCAATGACAGGCTGGACGAGTGGCTGGAGGCTGTCTAGGCCAGCGGCCCGCGCTCCACCAGCTGCCCGAGCTTGAGCTGTAGGTTCTGGATTCGGGCGTCGCGGGCCTTGATGGCTGCAATGAGCACGTCGGCCATGGCCTTGATATTGTGGGCGACTGTGTCCCCACCTGCATGATGCCAACCGTCAATCAGTTTTGATGTCAGCTCAAGCGTGACGCCTGCATCGCGATGGTGCTCCTTCAGCTCGTTGTATCTGGATTGCAGCTCTTCGAGTCGAGACTGTGGGTCCGGGGTGTCACTGCTTTCGCTACTCATCGTTTCTTCCTTTTCTTCCCTAGATTCTCGTACACCTTGAAATGCCCCGCGTCGCGCAAGGCCTCGCTCAGGCATCGACCTCTGCCCGCTGGGCATACTGTCGATATGCGCCGTTCAAATGTCATCTTTCCAGTGTCTTGGATGACGACGTTCGGGTGTTCTATGGCCCACGTCTTTGTGAACTTTCTGGCTCGCCTACCAGCCAGCGCTGCCAGGCCCTTGGTCTCCGGGCAGTCGATGCCCTTAAGCCGAATCGGCATAGTGATGTGCACGCCGAATGGCAGGTGGGCCGTCATCACGAACGTGTCCCCGTCCTTGATGCGGATGAACGTCGCCGGGATTCCGGGCCGGAGATCTGGCTCGGGAGCCGATGCGAGGAGCAGCATGATGGTCGCTGAAAGAATCATGGGCCACATCCTAGCAGCTCGGTCTGGGTTGATGGTGAAACGGCGTTCATATCAATTCCATCTGACCGCTGCCCGGCCTGCTCGCTCGGCACGTCGGGCCGGATTCGGTGCCCCGAAGCTGCATGGGAATCACCTGCAGTCCTGCCTGTATCGCCAGACTTCGCATGGACCGAGTGCCTGCTCCGCCGGGGAAGAGCACGACCGCCGTCGCATACTCGGCCATCTGGGCGTTGCGCAGCGGACCTGCCTTGCGGCCCAGTGACCAGTCGGCAGGGAACGTCTGAACCGGTATGCCGCGCGCCTTGGCCCAGCCCTCTCCGCCTGAGTCAGCTCCTCTACAGCAGCCGCTCACGACCTCGCCGACTGGCCCGAGACTGTCGAGGAACTCCCAGTCCTGATCGTTGAGTTGATAGCCCCTGCCGCCTGCGATGATGAGTCGTTCGATCATGTTTCCCTCGTAAAGAGATCGGTGGCCTTCTCATAGTTCTCGACCTGAAGCTTGAGCGATGCAGCCTCCGCCCGCGCCTCGTCGCGCTCTCGGGTGCGAGCTTCGTTTTCAGCCTTCAACGTTTCAGCACGCATCTCCAATGTGGCGTAATCCTGCGCAAATACCGAAATCCAGTCATCACTGACTAGTGCTTCCGCTATGCGTGTCTTCAAAGCCTCCGCCAGCTGCTCCACCAAGGTCCGAGAGACATTGATGAAGTCAATATCCTTCTGCGAGCATATGGGGACATTACTTACGGCCAACTGCGGTTCTTGTATTGAGTCGTCGTCAATGCCGTTCCACACCAGGTGAGCACGGACGTCCCACGGACCCGGCGTCGCAGCCTCGCAGATGGTGGTGGCTTGTTTGATTAGGCCTTGTGGTGTGGTCATGTGATTGACTCCTTCGGGTATCTCCGTCGTATGTCGTCCAGGTCCGACCAAGATCGATTGGGGTCGCCCTGAAATCGTGCAAGGGCCACTTTGTAATCGGGCGGAGTCGGTAGCCCGTCGAGCCCGCTGTTCTTCGCCGTGTGCCGTGGGCATCGCGGAGGCCCCCACCCTTTGCGAAAGCACCTGCACGCTTTGGCTGGTAGCCATACGCTGCCTACAATCATCTCCATGTAATGCTCCAGGCGCCACACGCCATCGCGCCACACACGGAGCATGCCTTTCGAGTCAGCGTTGAGATTTCTTACGGATGAATATGTCCATGTCTGCCAGTCGTATTCGCCAGGTGGCATCTCTTCGCCGGTCATCATTTGCCTACTGCCCGAAGATCTTTCTGATAGTCCGAATGACAGCGCCCACATCGTCTTTATTTGTATTCTTGTCGTTCATGAAGTCCATGAGTTCGTCCCAGCACTTGGCTTTGACATGGGTGACAGCGCTGACTGGCATGTCTGCGGCGGCTTTGACCAGGTCTCCCATGGCCTCAAACGCGGCGGTCGCTGCCTTCATCTCATCGACGTCAGCCTCGGGCTCGGGTTTGGATTCGGCCTCGACCTTGGGCTCTGGCTCTGGGGAGCTGTAATTCCCCTCGACTCTAATCGTCAAGTGTCCGACGACTAGGACGTCGCCGTCTTTTATGACGGCGTTTCTCTCGATTTGCTTGCCGTTGACTTGAGTCCCGTACAATGACCCCCGGTCTATCACTCGTATGGTGCCAAGCACATCCTTCTCGACAACAGCGTGCCTCCGCTCGATGTCAAGACTGTCGTCATTGATGGTATTGCTCTTGAGTCGACCTATGCTGATTGGGTCGCTCTCCACTTGCACGACGTCGATCATGGTCTCACCTCTGAACACTCTGAGCCTCATACCCCTAGGAGCCACGCTCTCTGGCTCGGGCTCGGGCTCCTTGACCTTGGTCGGCTCGGGCTCCCTGGCTTTAGCCGGCTCGGGCTCCTTGACCTTGGTCGGTTCAGGTGCAGCCACAGGTGCAGCCACCGGTGGAGCGACCGGCCCCGAGGATTTAGGTGCGTACTTGCTTGTGCAGTCATCTCCTACAACTTTGATCTGGAACGAGCCAACACCTATGACGTCGCCCGGTTCGATTCTTGTGCCGGAGTCAATCTTTTTTCCGTTGAGGAAGGTTCCGTGCCACGAGCTCATGTCCCTAATCACAACCTCATCCTTGGATGGCTTAAAATAGGCATGTAACTCGTCAACCTCGGGGTCATCCAGGCAAATCGGGTACCTTTTACGCGTGCCGATGTTGATATCGTCCCTGCCGACAGCCACGGTCTTGAGGAGATCGCCCGACTCGTTGTACACTTGAAGTTTCATACACCCAGAAACCCCGCCCGCTCACCAAGTTGGCGCGGTCACGGGGCGGTAGGCGAGCAGTTTGATGCTCACTTTAGATCTGCGTACGAATCGTCGGCGGGGATTGGGGGGAGCTCGCACCAGGTGAGGATGGGGACCTCAGAGCAGTCGCTTCCGACCCAGTCACCACGGCTATTGAGGCACCGCCCAATCACCCTGTCGAGTGAGCCCTGTCGGACGATCAGGGCGATCTGTCCCTCCTTCGCAGCCCCCGGCGCACGCCACTGACACTCAAGCCTGCCGATGGTGGCGCTGGCGTGGGCGAGCATGGCTTCGAGGGTGTCGACTTGTTGGCGGAGGTCGGTGAGCTCTTTGTCTTTGATTGTGCTCCAGGTCATCGTGCTTCCCATTCTAGTTCGGCGATTCTCTCGCGGGCTTGGTCGAGCATGCGCTTTTGCGTGACGATGATGGCAAGCAGTTCGCTGCGTGGCTTTTCCGTGACCTCAACTGTGACCGTGACTTCGTGTTTGCTCATGACTTGGCCTTCTCCTCATCTTCGTCCCTTGACTTCCTAACCGCGAGGATAATCGACACAATCTTCTGTCGAAAGAAGCTAGCCGGCTTTCCTTCGGCCTCAAGTAGCGACCATGAGCATGCGTATGTGAACTTACTTCCGCCGATTAACTGGGCGGAGATGCAGGCCTCAACGCACGTTTCTATGTTATTACATTTCAGAACAGTGTCGCATGCGCCTATCGACGCGAAGGACTGCTTGATTCTATTGGTGATACCTTCGGCAATCTTCTTGTGATCAAGAATAATTCTCGCCTCATTTCGGGAGGCTCGCCAGCTTTCGGACCAGCCCCACACGGTCAGGCATCGGTCCCTGAGCCACGCCCACAGGTATATGGGCGGAGCGACAGCCGCGATGGCAGCAACTGCCAGCAGGACTGCCCCAACGAACATCCCGATGAAGGCCGCGACTACACCGACCACCGCCGCAGGCACGCCCCACAGCGGCATGGTGACGTCCCACCATGTCAGGTCTGGCGCTATGGTGTACCTGCATACGGCCATGGTGCAGGGCGCAACGACGGCCCACAGGAACATGGTGGGGAACAGGTATCCGGGGGCGCTGATGTTGATGGTGGGCCTGTCCGGCTTTGGGTCTTCGGTGGGTTCGGTCATAGCCTCGCGCCCTTCAGGCTCTTGAGATGAGTGTCGACGGCCGTGCATGTCAGCTGCCCTGCGTTCGCGATGGTCTGCAGCTTGCCTGACCAATCCTCATGCATGGTGTGGAGTTTGAAAAGTATCGCGATGGTGCATACGACCACTGTTGCTAGGGTAAGCCCGATCATCAGACCCCACCCCCATTCGCCATCGCCCTGCGCAGGACATCACGACACTCGCTGCCGGCGCCCTCATACAGCTCGCGGAGCTCTGCGATGAAGACCCCGCAGGCGTTCATGTTGGGCATGGCTTCGAGCTGCTCCATGATCTTCTCAGCCTGCTCGGGCGCCTTGGTGGGGTTGGATTTCGAACAGCCTGTCGGTGCTGCGGAGATGGTGAGCGCTGCGATGGCTGCTTGGACTAGGGCGATTGCCGCAAGGTCTGTGAGTGATTTTGTTGTAGAGTTCATGATGGCTTCCTCTGCAGCGCGGCCCTGTAGGTCAGTGGCTGCTTGAGCATCGGACACTTGTGCGGCATCACCTCGGGGCCGCCGAGGGTGAGGTCGGCGGGCACTGCCTTCGCGTCGGGGTGGGTGCACTCTTGGGGGATGGCTGGCACGGGCTTGCCGTTGGTGTGGCCAGCGGGACAGTGCGGCAGGTAAAGCGGGCAGTCGCCGCACTTGAGGACGTAGATGGGTCTCACACCCCAAAGGCCCGCCGGGATCGATCCGGCGGGCTGGGTGTATCGGGTGGCTACTTCGATGCGTTCGCAGGTGCGAAGTTGACCACGAGCGGCTCGATGCGGAGTCGCTGAGGCTGGTCAGTGTAGAGGTACTGGCCGCTCCACTGGTGGTACTTGCCTCGGGTGTCCCAGAAGTAGATGTAGGGCGAGCTTGAACCGTAGGTGCCCTCGTCACCTGGTGCTGCAACTAAGCACTCTCCGTATGACGACCCCTTATCACACCTGACCTTCCGCCATGTCTTGGTGAGGCGCTTTCCTCCGGACGAGACTTTGCCCTTCACGTCAGTGTACATGATGGGCTGACCCGCCGCATTGAGCAGGGTGATGAATCCGACTTTTCCCGGCTCACCGGTGAGCTTGAGCCGACGCTTGAGGTTTTCGATCTCAGTGTTTCGAGTGAACTTGACCGACTTCGCAGCCTGAGCTGCTTTCTGCGACTGGGTGGACTTGGTCGTATTCATGCCTGACCGCTGTTCACAGGCAGACATGGAGAAAATGGCAGCAGCAAGCCCGAGAATGATGAGGTGTTGTTTTGTATTCATGTCCTATTCGCAATCTGAAAGTGGGAGTGTGTGTGGCAGGTCGTTTGATTTGAAAATGGATCGATTCAACTTCTGTGAATCGGCGTTGTACTCGGAAGCCATCGAGCGGCATGAGCTCTTCAGGGCCGCGAACTCCATGCGAAGGCGTCGGAGCTCAACCTTGTCGTCCTCTGACTTGGCGGTGGCTACGAGCTCGGTGTGCGTTGCGATGTCTGCTGTCCGAGCCTTGAACTGTTCCGAAACATCGTAGAACTGCTCGTAGTTGAATATGATGTTGTCGGCGTCGAGAGTCCGGTTAGCTACTCCGCATATGCCCATTTGGGTCGAGGCTGCGATCGCTCCGGCCACCATGCAGATCCCGATGATACCGGCTATGAGTTTCAGGGGTTCGCTTGTTTCGGTTTCTAGGTGAATGCTCATCAGTTACTCAGTCTTTCTTTCGACTCTTCGTGCGGGGCTGTGTGGGTTGAGTGACTGCGGACTATGACCGGGCCGTGTCCGACTCCAACTGGTCGGGGTTGGCTGCGTAGTAGGAGCGATTGAGCTTGGCCGCCATCTCCTCAGCCTCGACCATGGCGCGGGCATAGGCGCTGCGACTCGTCTTGCCAACACTGCATCGCTCCCACATCTCCGCGACTCGCACCATGCCTTGCGCCCAGTCATCTATCTTCGACGGCCGGGTCTGGCCAAGCTCGTGCAATGCGTCAGTGTCCACCTCGACCACGGCAACACGGCGGTACTGACCTCGACACGAGCTGGGCATGGGCGCTGTTGAGGACATGACCTGGAACCGGCTGATGAGGGGGGAATCGGTGATGACTGGGTTGGCCATGGCTCAACTATGGGACTCGACACTCCCGGTGTCAAGCAATTGGGCATAGAGATTGAGATATCCAGCGGCCACCACGCGGCTGGACCTCGTCGCTCCGGTCCGCACCAGAGCATAAAGCGCGAGTTCGTACTCAGGCGGGCCGAGCTCTCGGCCCTCTTCGTCGAGCAGGGCGCGGGCTCGGACGGCTGATTCGGGGTCGGTGGACCAGGTCATATGCCCTCCGGCCGGCTGAAGCGGACCTCGGCATATACGGTGCCATTGTTAATATCCATCCAAATATTACCCTCTGTCCATGTCCCAACGGGCAGGTTTCTGAAGATGGCAGTTGCTATCTCTTGGTCGTCTCCACCATCAACGGTGATGTGAATGGTGCCCTGCTCAAAGTTCTCTGACATGCTCGCCGACCTCACGCCGGGGAGTTTGGCTAGAATCTCCTCAATCGTCATGCGACGCTCTGGCGCCTCGTTCATGTTGATGATTGAATCGAGAGCCTCGCGCCTGACGTGCTGCTGGTCTACGGTGAGCCCGTCGGCACACCCACCGAACAAGGTCAGCGCATCACAGGGGCGTATGAACGGCGGGTTGCCGTGGCACAGCTCACGCATGCGCACGCCTCCACCGCAGTATCGAGTGATTCGAGCAGCCGACAACCCGCACCGAGCTGCGATGGTCGCCCATGCGCTTCGCCAGGTCCATCAGGTCAACGGCCTTGCGCTGCTGGAATGGTGACTTGCGTCGGACGCCCTTGATCTCCTTGCGGAACTGAAGGCAGAGACTGGTGTATTCGTTGTAGGTCATACCATCTCCATCAGCAGCACTGCGGCTTGCTCTACGGTGATTCCCGTGACCTTGACCCCGTTGGATAGGGTAAGCTCGATGGTGGCCTTAGGCTTTGGCTTGGTGAGTCTGACGGGAACCGGCACAGCAACGACTGTCGCCGCGGGGTGACTCTGGCCCAGCTTCGACCAGTTCCACAGGGTGCCGTGTGATATGCCAAGCCGCTTGCATGTCGATGCTTGACCGATGCTTGCAAGCTTGCCGATGGCAGCGATGCGCACGGCTTCGGCCTTGCTGTCGGATGACAGGCGCATCCCCCTGGTGACCTTCGGGTTCGCCACCTTCCAGGCTTTGATGCGGGCGGAGTATTCTTTCTTGAGATTTGTCTTGTTCATGGTGTTCACTTGGGAGTGTGCGGGATTGGGTTAATCATCGGACGGGGGCGGGGGTGCGGGGAGCCAGCGTGAAAACTGAGACTTCAGCCCCCATAGCGCGCCGGGCATCTCTGTCCGATAGACATGGGAGCACCACTCGTAGCATTTCCAGATGTGAATGTGCTGCCCCAACTCCGGCCACTCGCCCTTGCGCGTGTCTCGGATGCGGTGTTTGTCCTCGGCGAAGGTCGCCACTCGCTCTAGGTCCTTGATGTGCTCCATTGACGTGTAGAGCTTGTCGTAGACCCCGAGCGGGAGGCTGCCGAGATCGAGATCGACCATGAACTTGGCGAGCTCGTTGGCAAAGCCCGGTTCGAATATCCGCTCGCTAGCCCTGCTGACGTGGGTCTGTAGTCGGGTGACTTCGGCCTCTGCGTGGCTAAGCGCGGACTTGAGTTCACCTATGGTGACCGTGGAATCGGACAGCGTCTCGCGGATTTCGGTTAGAACGTCGTAGCTCATGACTTCACCTCCGGCGGCTTGGGGAGTGGGGACCAGTGGGTGGCCCACTCACAGGGTCTGCTCACGAAGCCATAGGTCACGTAATCCATTTCAGCATTGGTGAGGAGGACTTCTTCATCATCCGGCGGGTCGTCGAGGCTCCGCCACTGCACACCATCCCCCGTGCCGGCCCCATGGCATGGGCACGAACCTTTCAGGAACCCAACTCCCGGGCGCAGCCCGCCACAGTTATCGCAGCCGGTGTATCGCAGCCCGCATGTCCCGAGCACATCAAGCGCGTGGCGGGTATCATTGTCGAGCTCGGCATAGTTACCCGGGCCGGCCCACTTGCTGAGGGCGGTGGTGAGTTCGGTGGACGTAGAGCGGTCGAGTACGGTCAAGTATGACCCGTCGTCGCCATCCATGATGAACATGAGGCCGCCGCGGCACTCGGTCTCGATCTCAAGGCTGAGCGACTGGTCATCATGCCTGAGCAGGGTCACCGGCACAAACGGCTCCCGCGGCCGCAGTTGCTCGACGTCGTCCTCTAGGTCGGCGATGCGTTCGAGTAGGCCGGGTATGGCCCGGGCGAGCTTGACCGATGCGGCTGTGTTGTGTCGATGGTGGACCATGACATCGGCCGCGAGTTCGGCCAGGTCTTTGGTCGGGTCGGTGATGACCTCTGTGACTTCGATGGTGGGTTTGATTTGGGTTGTCATGATGATGCCTCGATTCTCGTTCCCATCCACTCGTAGGATATTCTGTACCAGGTCTTGACCATGATAACATCGTCGACTAGAGCCGTGCACTTGCTCGACTTGTCAATATCCATTTCAAAGCTGTCGCCGTCTGTCGTGTAGACCTTCAGCTTACGGCTGTACTCTTGGCTGAATCTTTCGAATCGCTTGCCGTATACCATCCATCTACTACTGTGCGGCTTTGAAGGATACGGCGGATAGAAGTATCCGTCTGGGTCTTCGCTCGGCTCAAAGTCGTAGGTCGTTGACCTTAAGAATCCATCCACCGTGCGAACAGTGTAGATGTTGGACGCCTCACTGCTTGAGTAGTGGGTGTAGTCATAGCGCTCACCATCAGCGTCGAGAGCGGTGCGGGTTTCCGAATAGTTGGCATCCCACCATCGACTGTAGGTGCTCTGGCACTGCTTGACGACAGCCGGGCGTTCGCCGAAGCCCGCGAATACGAATATGGCAAGGAGAGCTATGGGGCCGCCGATATTGATCGATGTCTCGTGTCTCCTGTAGAATGCTCGGTATTTCATTTCATCACCTCCGCAGCCTTGTCGCACACAGCCCGCGCCGCCTTACGGTCGACGTCGGCTGCCATTATCAGCAGCTCACTCGCTACCCACCTCGCTATGTGTGGCGGTAGCCTCAGGACCGAGTCGCTGTCGAGGGCGCTGAGGTTGATGTTGTAGCCCTCAATCTTGAGCGAGAGATCGCCCGGGTCATCTATGTGAGTGGGGTTTGGGTGGGTCATTTGATTCCAGCCTCGTCTATTCGGTCGTCTATTCGGTCCCTAATGAGGTCCGCTGCCGTGGACAGTTCAGCGCTAATCGCTTGAAGAGACTCATACATCTCCTCTCGCTCGTTACTGCTCTCGTCAGATGCATCTTCGCAAAGCTCGCACACCCTAAGCGTCATGAGCTCGATTTGGCCGACCAGTAGCTTCAGCTCTCTCACGACCCACCTCCGCTCTGGTCGGGGAGTGGGAGCCAGTGTCGAGGGGCTGAGCCGACTGGCCTGTCGTAGCCGTGCTCCGTGTCCCAGTGGCCCTGAGCCATGTCAGAGCGCCCGCTCCATGTCGTCGTGTCCCATCCCAGGCTCTGGCCTGACGGGTTGAACCATTCGGCTAGGACTCTCTGCGCCTTAGCATCCACCATCGGCCTGGGCTGCTGGGTGGATTCTAGGTGGGCTAGGCGGGTGCGTAGGCCAATCAGCTCGGCGACAGCGACTCGAACCGCCTCGTCGTCATATGTGGCGATTGCGGCGTCCTGTGCCCGGGAAATGTCCTCGAGGAGTTCTGAGAGTTGGCCATCGCTGAGCTCCTGGGTGGGTTGGGTTGGGGCGGTCATGGTGTTGGGGCCTCTAACGCTTTGAGTCGCGCATCAAGATCGTTCAGACAACCCTCAGATATCTCGGACGATTTTATTTTAGCGAGATATATTCGTGTGAACATATGTCGCATCATCAGGGCCGATGCCGCGAACGAGGCGAAGCTGCTGAGGGCGATCCATAGTGCAACATCGGAGATCATGGGGTTGGGTCCTTTCGATATCTGTAGGTCGGTGCAATCGCCTGGATGAGCTTCTCGGTCGGGCCCCATGTCTGGATGTCGAAGCCGAATCCGTTGGCAACCTCTCGAAGCCTGGCAACGAACTTGTCCATCTCCTCACCAGTCCGATCACTGCCATCCTCGTCGCTGAAGTTCATGGCGAAGCTCGATTGGCCTGGGTGGACTGGTGTCTTGTACTCGGTCATGGGGTTGGGTCCTGATTGCTCAGCGTATTCATGAGCCTGGCTTCACCCCCTGAGCTGGTGCTCGTCGAGGTGAGCCTCGTCGCGCACCTCTTCAATGGCAAGCACATACCCTTGGCGCTATGTAGTTTTGCTCTTAGTTTCATGTTGACTCCTCGGGGGTGGTCTCCTCAGCTTCAACTGGCACAGCATCCAGGATGCTATAGATCCACCTAGTCGTGCTCTCCTCGATGTCGTCGCTTTGAAAAGCTTTGCTTAGGCCTTTCAAGGCCTCGAAAATGCGGATCGGTTTAATCCGGAGCTCCATGGGGCGCCCCTCGCCGGCTGTCATTTCTGATTCGTTTTCGAGAATGAGCTGCGCAAGACCCTCGATATTCTGAGCCTGTTTCAGTTGCCTGTACTTGTTTAGTTGATCTATGAGTTCCATGGGGTGTCCTTTGGGGTGGGTGCGGTTTCGAATTGGTCGGCGAGCCAGTCTATTTGAGCAGGTCCCTGACGGCCCGGGCCTGAGCCTTGGCGGCCGCAGCCTGAACCTTTGCATCCTGGACAGTCTTCTTGGCCGCAGCCATCGTTTCAGCGTACTTCTCAAGCTCCTTGCCATATATCTTCTTGCCATCGATCACCAGTACGGGGCCTTTGATTCTATCTCCACCGACATAGTCCTTGATGACCTTGCCTCCTACTTTGATCTCGCGTCTGATCGTGGGGGTTCTCCTGCGATCGTTCGACCCGCCCTCCTTGACCGTAACCTCGACCACTTCGCCACTGATGATAGTCGTCGTCGTGCTGCGCCCGCCGATCTTGTCACCGTAGATCTTGTCACCGTAAACCGTATCGCCAGTTGAGGGGGCTGATTGCTCGTCGTCTGTTTTTGTGTTCATGTTCTTGTCCGATCTGAGTGATATGTCCACGTCGCGCCCGCAGGCAATGGACAGTAGTGCGGCTGTCAATAGTAGTGGTTTTGTCATGTTAGGTGCCTTTCTTCTTCGATGGTCCGCCGTCCGAGATGCTCAACTCTGAAACCTTCTTGTGCACATCGAGGCCTCCCGTAAACATGAGCATCGATAACACTACGCCGCCGAAGTTTCCGAACGCTACCCAGCCGAGCCACCCAATTATGGACACGAAGAATATGCATCTATATAGTTCGTACATGTCGATTCTCATGGATTTATCTCGCCACATCGCGTGTACCCGTGCTCAGTGAACAGGCAGAAACATGCGTGTATTCCGAAGCCAAATACCACACCTATGAATATAAATACGTGCGTTTTTCTGGGCATCATTCACCCCCTGCAGCCATCATCTGCCTGCCCACATATGCCGCGTTCTCACGCGAGAGCGATATGCTCGCGTCGGGGCTATCGCCTTCGTACCCTGTGTATACGACCACCTTGTCCCCCTCCTCACACACTTCGATAATATATCGACCGTGTGTAGTGCCGACATCCACAGGCATCATCCACCCGACTGCCGCAATAATTACCCCCATGAAGTATAGTACTAATGGTGATACATTACGCGCAATCATCAACACGATTGATGCGAAGATTAGGGCAGTGCCTACCAATAGAATTGCTATGCTAATCATGTCCTTATA